TCAACGTTCCCCCCCCCTATTGGTTACATTTGAAAACAAGTTTCCAAATGTAACTATATTATCTTTTAAGTTATAATTATCTTTATTATACCCTTTATTATTATTCATAACTTGATTATTAATATTATCTACTTGTTTAATATTATTAACTTGTTTATTACTTGTAGATATATTATTATATATATTATTATTATTTATATTGGGTGTCACATTGGCACTTTTTTGTGCCACAGTGGCACTTTTTTGCGCCAATGTGACACCCCCATCGAAAAGTGCCACTGTGTCACCCCCTTGATTTTCCGCAAAAGTGTGCCACTGTGACACCCCCTCGGATAAAAGTGTGCCACTGTGACACCCTTCTGTTAAATCCGTCATATTGTTGGGGTGACTCTGTGGCACACGATACCAAGAAGGGTGACACGGTGACAAGTTTATTTCTTTACCTGAACTATCAACTACTGTAATTATCTCACCGGGGGTGTAGTTTAGCCATTGGTGGATTGCTATAATATTGCCGGCATCTAAGAGGTCTATAAACTTCTGTTTGTTGTCTTTGCTCAGGGTGACAAATGTATTAATCAATAAGAGAAAAAACCTATCATTAACAGCGGTCTTTGTTCTATTAATTAATTCGATGTGCAACAAGTAATCCAAAGCTCGTTGGATTGTTCTCTTGCTAATTCTCGGAGCAAGCTGGCTCGATAATTTACTGGCTGAAATTTTAAAATTATCGAGAGTGTTGGTACGATAGGCAAGCATATAATCATCATAGATTTCAGTAAAGACAGCTCCAACATTAGGCCCAAGTATTTGTATTGTTGAACGCCAATGAGTGCCATAAGGTGCTTTGTTAATCACTTCCATTTAAAATCCTTCCTTATAGTTGTTTTATACTGAATTTGACTTACTTGATTGCCAAATTAAATATAACTTCCAACATCATTAAACCCATTGTATCGCTATCGCAAGATTGGATAGCCTGAGCGAATTTTAGACGTTTCTCAGGCGACAACATACGGTATGTATGGGCAATTACCGAGTAGTTTTGAGCATCCATCCGATAACTACCGCCAATAATCATCACAATGCCGGCATTTTCAAGAATTTTAACTGCTTGTTTGACTTCTTTTTCAGGAACATCGCACAAGTAGGCAATCCTTTCCATGTTAAACTCTGCCAAGCCACCTGACTCATCCGTCGCTTTGGCAATGTACTGAATGGCTAAAGCGATAAGCACTTTAGAAGTCATTTCGCCGAAAATGTCAAGAATAGGCACTTCAGCACTCAAATCATTTTTACTCATGGCTGATTAATTTAATTGTTAGATTTTACGAGTCATTTGGCTCGTTTTTAGAGGTTTGCTATTATTGCATAGCTTGATTATTTTCTTTCTTTGAGCGTCTTGACATTCATGCCGCAATGGGCAATCGTGGCAGTCAACATCGACCGCCTTAACGAATACCCATGCAGCACAAATTATCATCAAAATTGCAGCTAACATCCAGCCTCCTTATCTGAGAGTTTATGACTTACCCAAATGAGGTTTAATCTATCTCCCAGCTTCTCGACTAATATCGCAAGCGTTATTGTAAAGATGATGGTTAACATTCAGCCTCCTTATCTGTCGTGTTGTCGGTTTGCTTGTCATTCATAAACTCTAAGTTAACTTGCAGATCCAAATCCTTGGTCATTTCAAAGAAGCGTCTACCGTCAATGATGTAGCGTTCCATATCGTTGGCGAGAGTTTCGTAAGCATGAGCCAGTGAATACTGCTCATTTTCGATAGCTGTGCGTTGCTTTTCAATGATGGAGTAACGATGGTGGTGCATTGACAGAAAGCTGGCAATGCGTCTATCGAGTATGTTGTCTTTTTCAACTGCCATCATTGTATCGACTTTCTGATCGAGGTGTTTGATTTCAGTCTTAACCGAGCTTATATCATCTCTTAGTTGTCGTTTAGAGCTGATAAGTTCCCGAAGTACGTTGTTTTGAGTAACGGTTATGTTAACCAGTTGGCTCATTAATTCAATATTATCGGGTGTATTAAGTTTTACCTCATCATCGTGCGAGTTGATGACGGTCTTTAGTTCTTTAATTTTGTTCGATAGGATTAAATAACTGACGGTTGTTGCAGCGACAACGGTGCCGCCAAGAACAAGAGTTGTAAGCATATCAGGTCGTTTATTATGGTTTTAAAATGAATACTTATTAATGAATGTCGGGCAATGCTCATCACCTATCTTATGCGAAGCAGGGATTTTATTCCAATCCATCTCCTTCAGCTTATACCAAAAGCAGTGGGTTCTATCCCAACAGCCTTTGCTACGGCAGCTGTAATCTTCGTTGTTGACCATGATTTGGTACTGTTCTTTTGTGATGAACCTCGCTGTGTCGGGAAAATGTTCACGCAATCGGTCGGGAATTTTCCCATAGCACACAGCTCGGTAAGATGACATCACATCGCCTGAGTTGGTGTATATGTAACGAGCGGTTGTACTTCTGGGGTTGGGCGTGTTTGGGAAGTCATAAAGATAACCCCTAATGACCTGTTCATGTTCAGGTCGATTATCCATTATTTCATCCCAGTATGCACATTCCACACATTTTTTACAGTCAGCCAGATGGACTTTCCAGTCCTCGTTTATGATTTCTGCAAAGTCCACTGACTTTCCGCAAACCTCACAAGCCATTAACCACTTGCTCAAATCGACTCCCATATTATTTCCAGCATAAATTTATAGATTGGAATACGTTACCGATTTCCTCAGCTGTGATGCCTATGTATCGTTTTGTCACGTTCAAATTCGAGTGATTGAGAATTTGATTAAGCAAAAGCAAAGACTCTGCGCTATGGTTGTTTTGGTCGTACACATAGCGACCGAATGTTTTGCGGAATGTGTGTGTCGAAAAATTGTCAATATCAAGCTCATAAATATCCTTAAACTCCTTCAGCTTTCTGTTGATGAACTGAACGGTAATAGGTTTATCGCCTTTGTTTGAAAAGATGTAACCACTTTTGTCCGGCTCGCCCATTAGTCGGTAAAGCTGACGGAATTTTGTAGCGACTTCCATGTTAAAAGGTATCATACGGCTTTTACTTGTCTTTTTCTCGCACACGGTACATTGTTTAGCATTTAAAACATCACACCAGCGGAAACGGAGTACATCAGAAACGCGGCAAGCTGTACAAAAGGATAAAACGGCAAACATTTCCCAGAAATACTTTTTATCTTTATGCAATGCAGCTAAAAGGCGTTGGTATTCTTCAAATTTCAGATGGTCACTTGTTGTTAGTTGATTCTTCTTAGACATGATATTATATTTTATTTGTTTCACTTTCGTTGGCAAAGTTAGTCCTAATATTAACTATATCCAAGAGAAAATCAATATTTAACATAAATTATTTTCAACTGATACTGATTGACAATAAATTAGCGTGGAAATGTTAACACAACATTTCCACGCCCTTCTAATCACGTCAGACTTTTGTAAAAGTCGCTCACCGGAATAATCTTCACACCAAGGTTTTGAGCCTTAGTGATTTTTGAAGATGAAGAATTTATGTCTTTAACTATCAACATAGTGGTCTTTTTAGAAACACCCGAAACTATCGTGCCACCGTTGAGAATGATGGCTGCTTCCAACTCAAAATCGCGGAACCCTGAGAAGCAAATAGCCTCGCCTTTCAGCGGTCCGTCAGCGTTTACTTCCGCTTTGGGTTCAGGTTTGAGGATTTTGAGATTGTTTCGAGTTATGAACTTATAGAACTTATCGAGTCCGGAATAGAATGACTGAGTGGTTTTTGGCAGTGATTGCAAATCTACACTTTCAGTGTTCGGGTGAAAGTCGAGGTTGTAGAACTTCTGCAAATCATCTTCAGAGAGTGAATCGAGAAGTTTCTGTGCTTTGATTTTGCCAATACCGGAAAAACAATCACTGGCTTGCATCATTGTCGGCATATCAACACCGTCTTTAATGCGCAGCGCGTTCTGGATGATTATTTCTACTATTGCCGGCCCTAAGTTGTCGCAAGATAATAATTTCTGATATGATGCTTCGAGTAAGTCTTTGACGGTCTTAAAACCGTTTTGATAGAGCTTATTGAATGTTTCATCGCCAAGACCGTCAACTCCACAAGTTTCAAAGAAGAAGATGAGCTTGGCTAACTGAACGCCATCACAATCAGGGTTGGTACAAATCAATTCTACTTGGCTATCGCTCCACCTTGTTTTGCCTCCGCAAATGGGGCAGGTCGATAGGTCATTCCACATTTTGATAATGCTTTCTTCAGAAGCTGTTCTAACGATTTCCATAATCTTCGGGATAACACCACCGGAACGAGTTATTTTGACAATAGCTCCCGGTGCAATCTTATGGACTTTTATCCAGCCGGCATTATAGCCGGTCGGTTGGTTGATAAGGCAGTCACCAACATTGACTGTTTCGATATTTACAACAGGTTTAAATGCACCTGATTTGGCAATGTTCCACGTCACATCTAAAACGGTTGTTTCAAATACTTCAGTGAAACTGGGGTGTTTATAGGCAATTGCATACATTGGGTTGCCGGTAGTTTGGTGTCTACCGATTACATCCCACATATTCAAGTCGTTAATATAGATTACAAGTCCATCAATGTAATAAGCCTTTTGCCATGTTGCGTATAATTCGTGTAGCAACGACCCACTCAATTCCTTTGCAGTTGTTTCAAGGCACAAAGCTGGCTGATTGTACATTTTGCAAAGACTTTTGTAGAGGGCATAGTAAGTCGTATAGTTTTCACGCGAGATGTCATCAATGCCATATCGGTGAAAATCAATATGTTGCAAAAGCGGAGATGGCAAATCTCGATTAATAAAACCTGCAACGGTGTTGCGTGGAGAAACATACGGTTTGTCGGTTTCAGGTGAGATTTTACCTTCAAACAAATTGTTCCACGTGGCGCGACAGAACACAAATTCGCCAAAAGTGAAAGCAGGACTATCCGTAACCGGCTTAAATTCAGGCTGCCATACATTGAAGTGAGAAGTGCAATCTTGACCTTCATTTTCTGAACCACCACGAGAGTAAGCCTTGTTCGATACTTCATCGTGTAACAATGATATGCCATCGAACTTTGGCATGACTACGAGTTTGGTGTTGCTGTTTAGAGCCAAACTTTTTAGCCAACTGAGAACACCATCGAATGACTTCACTTTGTTTAGCGACTTCATCGGGATGGGTAGCTTTACTTTTCGTTTTGAACTGACCGGTGCCGGTTCAAGTGTCTTTAGCCATTCGTGTTCGGGAGCTATCTCACGAAGATGCTCTACGAGCTTATCGTACTCAGCATCCGATATTTCAGGTTGCCCCATACGATAAGCCGTATTGCATTTCTGGATTCTCTCTACTAAGGCATCTATTTCTGGTTTATTCATCATCTTGAACAATAGATTTGACTGTTTTACTCCATGAATCAATTAGGTCATCATAAGTGCCTTCAAAGAGTTTGCAAGCGAGGTCGAAAAGTTCCGGCAGCATATCAAGTTTGTCGGCAATGTAGCCAAGTTGACTGCCTTTAAACTGAGCATTGCGCATACGGAAAGCTACGTTGATGTGGAACTTCTTATCAAATTCGCCATACAGCAGTGACCAATAACCTGTGTATCGTGAGCGTTTCCTCATGATTTGCACAAGCCGTTGGCGCATATCTGCGAGAGTTATGTTGCGTGTTAGTCCTCCAATAATCTCATGCTGATGCCTATTGCAAGAAACAAGTTTGGCATTAGAATCACTCAGTTGTAAGTTCTCACTTTCCAACGACCTGAGCCTTTCCTCTCGTCTGTTTAACGTGTCCTGAGCCACAGAAAGAGCGCGAGCAAGTAATTCTTCATTGCTCTCGTGTGGTTGTTCTATCATGTAGCCGCCTGTGCGTCTGATAGCCGGCAGAACCTCTTTGCATATCCAGTCTTGAAACGGTGTAGCGCATGGCTTGCGAGAACGAATGATGCAACGATACAAGTTGCTTTCATCAACAAATGTGGCAACTTGTTTGCGTGGGTTCAGAAGGTCGATACCTTCGATGTCGGCTAAATCAATAGCATAACAGCGAGAGTTGTCAAGACGTGATTTAACTTTGGAAGTGTTTCCAAGTCCGAGAATTTTGCAAATATCTGCCAAGCAAAAAGCCGGCTGGTCGTTGATTTCGGTTACTCTCATCGTGCCTAAAGCCGGATGAGAGTAGACCTGTTCAAGTGAGTTGTTTAAATTACTTTGTGATGTCATGAGCGTAGCCGTGATGATTATTGTTAAGGTTAATTGCGATGGGTGTTATTCTTTGGTGTATTTTAAGCCTGTATGACCAAAACCACCGACACCGCGTTCAGTTTCGTCTAATGAGTCAACTTCGACCCAATTACCGCGAATGTAGTTTGTGATTACGCCCTGAGCGACACGATCTCCCCCATTGACAACAAAATCTTGGTTGCCATGATTGATTAGGATAATCTTGATTTCACCACGGAAGTCGCAATCAATGGTTCCGGGTGTGTTGCATACTGTAATGCCGTATTTGATGGCGTTACCTGAGCGCGGTCTGATTTGTAATTCCAAACCTTCAGGTAGGCTGATGTGTAGACCTGTGGGGATTGCAACCCTTTCGCCCGGAGCGATAGTTACAGGCTCATCTACATTGGCGCAAATATCCATGCCGGCAGCACCTGAAGTTTGATAAGCTGGAAGTCCGTATTTAGATTTGTTGATGATTTTGATGTCGATAGCACCCACGTATGATGGTTGTGGTGCCATAATTGTATTGTCCATCTTGTTTTGAATTTCGTTTGTTATTTTTTATTTTCGGTTGGTATATATATGCCTGTTTTCGACATACGCTTGTCGCGGTAGACTTTGCGTTTATTTCGGCACAAAATATCATACAAGCTGACTGTAAGTTGACCGAAGTCACTTTCGTCAATTTCGATGTCATCACGGAGATACCGAAAGTACATCGACTTACAAGATATTGAAGTACCGTCACAAGCCTTTTTAACGTTGGCTGTGGCTATATTGAGAGTTTTACCTGCGAAATATGGAGATGCGAAAATGGCAATTAGTTTTTTTGAGCTATTGAATAGAAGCACTCGCAAGCTCTTGTCTGCCTCTCCCATAATCGTCAGGAAAAATTATATCCGGTGTTAAATTCTTTCTCGCTTTCATCAATAGGTAGGAATCTGAAATGCACACCCCTTCAGCGAACATTTCGTGTATTTTATCATTGATGTGAGCCAGAAAATGTGGTTCAACGTAAGACAGGAACAGATACATCAAACAAGAATCAAGCAAGATGTGTTTTGATTCGTTGATGAAAACAACTTCTGACTCTTTCAAATCATAGGACTTCAGAAGTGTTTTAATTTGGTGATTGAAGGCTAAGAAGAATCCTTCAATGGTGGTAGATGAGGTGAATCCTTGTAGGTATTCTGACACGTCAAACAAAGTGACGTTAGTGTCATTGGTAGTTCCCAATTTCAGTTTGGGAAATTCCGGGAAGCCCTGCTCGGTGCAGTTGAATTTTATAGGCTTCGCGGAACGAAGGTCAATCATTTAATAACTTTCAGTCATGTGTTGATAGGTGCTGGGGGGAAGAATAATTGACTCGGCTTTATCAAACTTGATGTCGCGAATAATAAAATCAACCATACGTTTATTCATATCGTCTGTTATGATTCTGGCGGCATCCGTATTGCTTTTAGCCGGAGTGTAGACAGTGGTTGATGACCATTTTTCTTTGGCTGTTTTCTCGTCAATTGTCAGCAATGCAAGTTTACAAGCATACAAGCCAACGCCTGAGTTTTGTTCTTCTTCAAAGTAGCTGTACACTAAACCGCAAAGAAGATTATCATCTTTTGTAAGGGTGTCGTTGTAAATCAAATCTGAAATTTTTGTTTTGATAATCTCGAAATTGATTTCGTCTGAGATGCGGCTTCGGTTTTGGTTCTCAATAAGCGCATACGCCACCTTCTCAGCTTCGGTATAAGATGACGCTAAGACCAAATCTTCTGTCTTGTTGGTTTCAGCGGTACCATCTTGACCCACGCCCAACCACGACATCTTAATTCGATAGTAATTTTGTGATTCGTTCATTTTTGATAACTTTTTTGGTTATGTGTCGCAAATTTAACCCATTAGATTAACAAAAACAACCGCAAAATAGCATCTTAACATATTATTAACTTTTAAAGTGCTGATAATACGCAATTAAGATAATTAATCACAATACAGGATTTGTGTGCTGTAACATTTTACGTTTCTGTAACAACGCACAACAGATAAATATGCGTGTGTCTATTCTATTGAAACTATTTACAATGAGTACAGACGAACAACAATTCAATATTAAATTGTTGGAAAGTATCTTCCGTACCAATAAAAAGACAATTCAGGAATATGTGCGCGAAATAGAGCGATACTGTCGTTTTAAATCCGTTCAGCACCAAGTTATAGATGGCACTATTCTGGATGACCGCGCTAAATTAATGGACATCTACGAGGCGTGTGTACAACAAGACGCACACCTGTCATCCGTACTTGAAACCTTGGAATCTCAGATTATTGGTGAACGCTATATGCTTGCCCGACAAAATGAGAAAGGCAGATACATCAAAGATGTTGAGGAAACCAAGAAAATTCAAGGCACTCAGTTTGTCAAAATCATTAGAGGTATTGTTGAATCAAAACTCTATGGCTATACAGCTTTGGAAATTCTGCCCGATATAGATGAGCGTACAGGCAAATTGAAAACCGTGAATATTCTGGAGCGAAGAAACATTCTTGCCGACCAACGCCGTATCGTACAAAGACAAGGCATTTGGACCCCCGGTTGGAATTTCGATGATAAGGTGTATCAAAACAACTACATCCTTATTAACTCAGGCACATTAGGTTTGTTTTCTGCTACCTCTCCTATCATATTGGCTAAGAAATTTACACTGGCTAACTTTGTTAACTTCTCACATACCTACGGACAACCTATTATCCACGGAAAAACCGTATCTGAAAGCAATGAGGATAGACAGCGTTTAGCCAACGAGATTGCAAGCGCGGCTCAGAATAAGGTTGTCGTGACCGGCAAAGATGATGAACTTGATGTTAAGACGTTCACGATGTCTAACTCGGAAAAAATCTTCACCAGTTTGATTGAGATGGTAAATGCCGAAGTGTCTAACTTGATTCTTGGTTCTGAGTCAATGGCAGGTGCAACTCAGTCTTATGTCGGTTCAACAAGAGCGCATGAGGACATCTTCCGTGACCGTGTTGAAGTGTATCGTGAATACATTGAGAACATGATGAACGAGGAAGTTATTCCCAGACTTGTTCAAATGGGTTACATTAAACCCGGATTGGAGTTTAAATACTCTAAACGTCTGGAGATGTCAAATAAGGACCAAATCGACCTATACACCATGTTGCTCAACAACTATGAAGTTGCGCCTGATGAGATTGAAAAGACATTTGGTATTGTCGTTGGCAAGCAATTCAAAAGTATGCAAACAAGCACCGGTGGTACTTCAGGTGGTTCCCAAGCAGGAGCTATGACTGATGACGAATATTTGAAGCGTTATGGTCATCCAAGAGGTGCAGTAGCTAATTTCCTGAGAGGAAAGAAATGAGCAATCCACTTTTATCTATAAATGCCAAAGCAGTGCCAACAATTTCTGATGAGGACAATAAGAAGGACTTTGAAGTATTGTTGGCTGCTTTTTGGCGGTTTATTCACAATGTCGAAAAAGATGATGAGCCGTGGGATTCATTAGAGGACATCATGGATATACGAGCCGGACAGATGATTAAATACGCTTGTGAAGGTTTTGGTATTACCGTTACTGAAGCGTTAGATTACATTTCAGAGAAGGATAACAACACCCTGACCGCACAAGAGCAGGAACGAGTTAACATCATCGTTGCAGCCATCGACAATCTTGTAGATTTTGCCGTTGTCGAAGAATATCAAATGCTTGATGAAATTTCGGAAGCTGAGGAATCTGATGAGGAGGTTGATGAAGCGTTCTTAGCTGCAATTTGCGCCAAATACAATCAGCGATATGCAAAGGTGGAGAATGAAGATGTATTCTATGCCATGTATGTTGCTCGACAAATCTACGAGTGGGATAATAATACCATTCTGATGTACATGACGCAAGGCGATGAACGTGTTAGACCTTGGCACCTCGCTTTTGAAGGCTATACCGCTCCTAAGCGTGATTTCCCCTCATGGCTAATTCCACCGATAGAACATCAATGTCGTTGTTATTTGGTGGAAGATACCATATTTAACAGCGTTGAAGCGGCAAGTACAAGCAGACAGATTGAAATGCCTGAATGGTTTAATAAGACATTTCAGGAGAGCGTAGCCTATGGTGGTCGTATCTTTTCAGAGTATCATCCTTATTTTGAAGTTAAGGAAGAACACTTTGACAAACTTACCGCGATAGCTAAACGAATTAAGCGCAAGTATTATGAGAAAGATAAAGCCTGAAACACTCCATGCTCAGTGGGTTGATCTGCCCCATGCGATTACTGTCAACGTGCATAACTTTACCGTGTTGGCAAGTAAGGCAGCTTTAGAGATTTTCGATAAATCTTTTGACGAAAAACGGTTTTATTCTGCTGACGGTAAGAAATGGCACAAGCGAGTATCAAAGAAAAAGCAGAGCCACCCCTTGCTGCAAGAAACAGGCACACTTCGTAATTCAATCGTAGCACGCACATCATCACACGCAACGGTTGCACCTAATCTGTTGACAGACCATGCTAAAGTATTTACAGACCCAACTAAATTCACATCTCAGAAACGACACAAAGGTTTCTGTTACGCAGCGGTCCATAATAATTTTAAATCGCTTGTTGTTAAGCCAATGTGCGGACCTAAATATGAACGTAAATTTATGGGTCATTCAACCTATTTGTTGGGCGAGTTACAAGAGTTAGAAAAGCTGATTTTCGATAAGTTCCCCAAATAATAATCTATAACCTTAATGATAGTCGATAAAAAACCATCTCCGATTGTACCGGATGCGGAAGATGCTATTGAAAGCACAGACACTGCGGATGCTACCATTTTCGATGGCAACCCGATGGTAGATGTGATTGAAGCGATTTTGAGCATCTTAAAAGATATTCCGGAAGATGAAAACAACCCTGATGGTCCGAAGTTATTTAAGACCGTAAAAGCCAACACAGGACAACTTACGCGCATCCGAAGCTCCACAGCTAACACCGAATCTCAATTCTCTTTTCCGGCAGCTTTGGCTCACCTGATAAATGTTCGATGGTTGGTGTCTACTGACCGTATTGGTGAGGGTCGTGCAGATTTGCGAATATGCTACATCTTAAATCGTTTGGATTATAACGATGACGAGTATCAAACGGAGTGTATGAAGGTCTTTCAGCGTATCAATACTGCGCTCAATGACAATAAAAACAAGTTCTCTGTTTTGACTGAGCGTTTACAACTGACATACTGGGACCAAGTTGAAAGTTTTGATGACGGATTACAGCAATGTTGGATAACGTATGAGGTTTATTTTCGTGATTACAGTTCATATCGTTATAAGAATTTTGTAACTCGATATTTGGTGGTTCCTCCGTTCACTGACCATTCGGACCAAAACGAAACTGCAAACCCCAATCATCTTCCTGACCATAAAGATATATCGTACAAGGATGTGAGTACGATAGCCAACGGAAAAAGTTAACATTTCAGAATATAAAATCTATTCTTCAGAAAAACACAATGGACATAAATAATCTAAAACACGTAGTAGGAAAAGCAGAGTTTAACCAACCTGCTGTCATTCGATTCTTTGGTGCTGTGGATAGCTACAACTGCCAATGTTTCAATGACGAGTTTCTCTGGCTCCAAGATTGCGTTAAACCGTCTAAGATTGTTGTTCTTATCAATTCTGAGGGTGGTTCTGTTGTTCATGGCATGAGCGTCTTTTCAGTAATTCAATCATGCCCAATTGAAGTTGAATGTGTAATCGAAGGTGTTGCCGCATCAATGGCCAGTGTTATTTGGTCTGCCGGCAAAAATATCATGATGCACGATTATTCGCTTCTTATGATTCACAATCCATTCCTCAAATCATGCGATGACAACGAAAATCAAATCGTTTCAGCGTTCCGCTCTCAACTCGAAACCATTTACACAAAGCGTTTCGGTCTTTCTAAAGAGCAAGTTAAGAACATCATGGATGGTGAAGAAGGAGCTGATGGCACATTCTTTACTGCTAAACAGGCTGTTGCAGCAGGTATCATTGACAAATCTTGCGTAATTAAGACTTCTAAAATCATCCGTGACCAAGTATCAAATCAAATTGAAGGTGTTACCGATGCTTTGTCTTTGCGCGACATTATGGCTTCTGCAACTGAAGGCATTAAGACAGACCAACTCATTAATCAAACACTCGCTATTCTTAACAAAGACAATCAAAACCACAATAAACAAGTAATGGAAAACGAAACATTAAATGTTCTCGCAGTACAGCTTGGCCTTGCCGCTGATACTGCTGTTGCTACTGTTTCCGGTCGCATTGCTGAACTTTTGTCAGCTGAAAAAGCATTGAATGAAGCTAAGGCTAAATTCGATGAGCTGAACATTCAGTTTATGGGCAAAGAAGCTGAAGTAGCTAACCTTAACACCGAACTTGCTACCGTGAAAGCATCACTTAAAGAATACCAAGATGCAGAAGCAGCAGCTAAAACAGCTCGCATTGAAGCTCTTATCGAAGATGCCGTTGCAGCAGGTAAAATCGGTGCTGAAGCTAAAGCCGACTGGGTTGCAATGGCTTCAACTAATCTTGATATGGTTGAAAAAACTCTTGCTTCTATTCCCGGTCGCGAAGTAATTTCAGCTGAAATCGCACAAGACAAAGAAAACCAAGATGCAGCAAAAAAAGCTACAATGTCTGAAATTGAAGCTAAAATCGAAGCTGCTTATGGTGATGTAGAACTCCAAAAATTCTAACAGAAACACACAATGGCAACTATTAATTTTGCAGGCAATTCTTACAGCGGTGAAGTTCTTGAGGACTTGTTAGTATATACCGCGAAAGGTAATGACACATTCCGCGAAGGTCTTATCAATATCAAGCCGGGTATTCAAAAGAAGTTTGTTCTCCCCCACTTGAACCTTAACAAAATCATTCAACCTAACGTAGCTACTCCGGCAGCTCCCCAAGGCAACGGTATTAGCTCAAACAGCGTTGGCTCATTCACTCATTCAGAACGCTACCTTGAACCCCAAGACTTCATGGTGTACGTTGAGTTTAACCCTCGTGACTACGAGGAATACTGGCGTTTCGCTCAACCGCAAGGTTCTCTCTTGTTCCGCGAACTTGACCCTCGCGTACAAGCTAAAATGCTCCACCTTCTCATCGACAAAAAAGATGAATACATTGGCGATTGCATCTGGTCAGCTCGTAAGGGTGGCGTAGACACTAAAGTAATTGCTGGTCCTGCCGGTGCAACTGAAATCGGTGGTGAAAGCGCAGCCGGTGATATGAGCTATTTCGATGGCGCAATCGCTCGTGTATTGGCTAACGTTGCAGCTCAAAACGTTGCTGAGGACAAACGTACAGAGGCAGAAAAGAACGAAGTTGCTTCAGGTGCTGTTCTCGTAGCAGGTAACACCGAACTTACTGACGGTGCAGCTGTAGAAAAAGCTCTTTATGCAATGTGGGCAAAATGTCCTAAGAATGTTCGCAAATCTGCTGCTTTGAAATTCGTTATGGGTTGGGAAGCATGGGATATGTACGAACAATACCTTACCAGCAAAGATGTTAAGTACACCGAAAATGCTGAGGTTAACAAAGCTAAGTTCAAAGGCAAACGCATCGTTGTAATCAACGGTATGCCCGAACACACCATCTTCCTTGGCAAATTCACTTCAGGTGCAGACTCTTGCCTCTGGATGGGTGTTGACTATGCTACTGACCAAGAATCAGTTCGCGTAGACCGCTTGCAAAACAACTCTGAACTCTATTTCTTCCAAATGCGTATGAAGATTGATGTCAATCTCGTACTTCCGGGTGAAATTGTAGTTTGGACTGCATACCAAGCTCCGGCAGCTTAATTATCATAACTAAATAATTCACAAAGGAGTGGAGAAGAAACGAAACTCCACTCCTTTCTTTTTATATCTAACAACATAAAACATGGCACGTATCAAAACCAAAGAAGCTACTGAAGAAGCTCAAACAGTAGAGCAAACAGAAGCAACTACAACAACCAAAGAAGCTACTGAAGAAGTGATTAAAGAAACCAAAACAGAAGTAACCGCTGAAAGCGAGGATATTCCTGTTGAGGTTGCCAAAATCCTTGAACACTTCCCTCAGTATCAAACACTTTACGTAACCCCTTCAGGAAACGTGTATACTCCTAATACGCAACAATCTATCAGGGGTAAAGCTATTCTATATAAAAATCCGTTTTACAAAAATTAATAAACACAATGTCTTTTGGTAACGTAAATATTTCCAGACTTGACGGAAATATTGGCCGTATTAAGGCCACCACTGTTTACCCTGAATTTACCTGCGGTCTACTATTCGACATTTCTTCTCAAACAGGCTTGTCGGTACCTGAAGCACTTAACAACACCGTAGTTGAGCTTGATTCAGCTTCAGAAGCAGTAAGTTTAGGTATTACAGCCTATGAGAGCAGCTCTAATCGCGGCTTCATGAATGGTATTCCTTATTACCATATCAGCAAATTCTTCTCAGTAATTGGCAGTAGCTCAACAGCTCGTTTGTACGTGATGTTCGCAGACTGCTCAGATAAAGACGCTTGGGAAGATGCAATCGCTCAAATGTCACGTGTTTCTAATGGCGTTATTAGCAACATTGGTATTTGGACTGAGCAATGCCTTTGGAAAAAAGTAAGCGAGTCAGCTAACTATTCTCTCCAATTGGTTGATTACATCCAAAACGCTATGGATGTATTGCTCGATGAATACGACGCTCCGACCGTATGTGTTCTGAACGCTAACACTGCTAAAGTAAAAACCACTACCGGCACTGACAACACTGTTGTTCTCAGCAAAATCCCTACCCTGACAAACGCAAAAGCTCCTTCTGTTGGTGTATTCATTAGCCAAGAGCAAGATGATGCAGGTGAAGTAGCTGATATGCAAGCATCTCTTTCATCAACCACTCCTGTAGGTAACGTAGGTGTTGTGCTTGGTGAAATCGCTATTACCGCTGTTGGTAATTGCATCGGTTGGGTTAAACAATGCAACCTTGCTGATTATGTCGATGACATTGAGTTTGGTTTTGGCGATTCAACCGTAGCTGAAGGCGTAATCACTAACCCGACTTCATACGATTCGCTCCGCAAACGCGAGCTTGACTCTTTGGTTGAAAAGGGTTACAACTTCTATTGCAAGAAGAATGGTTTGGATGGTGTTTACTTCTCATTCGATTATACCTGCTCAGACGGTGACTTCTGCAATATCGCTCGTAACCGCGCAGCTAACAAAGCTCGCCGCAATGTTCGCTTGAATTTACTGCCTTACGTTAATTCACCTATCAAGGTAGATCCCAGCAAAGGTACACTGTCAACTTCTGTAATCTCTAACTTCACATTGGCTATTACAGACGCATTGAACGCAATGGCTGATGCTGATGAGCTTAGTGGCGTTGGCACTGTAAATGTACCGGCAAATCAAAATGTTCTCCAAACGGATATAATCGAGGCTTCATACTCAATTATTCCTATGGGTGCATCAAACGAAATTGTTGTAACCGAAGCGTTGGCTCTTTCTAAATAATTGAATAAATGTCAGATACTACAACAACTATTAATAACGTAGCTTATTCATGGTCTATGATTACACTTCAGTCATTGGATTTGACTGGAGCAGCTACTGACAACCCCACTATCCTTAGCGGTGTACAAGCTATTAAATGGAATAAGAAGCGTAATGTAGCAACTAACTACGGTCTTGGCGGCAAACCTGTTAACCGTGGCTTCGGCAACTACGAGTATACAGCTTCTATCACAATGGATTACAATACCCAAGTACAGCTTCGCGGCACACTTGATAGCCTTGAAGATTTGGGCGAATTTGACCTTACGATTTCATGGGCAAACGAAGGTGACTTGACTGCTGAAACAGTAACCCTTAAAAAGTGCTTCTTCAGCGAGGAAGGTTTGGAAGTATCACAAGACGATACCCAAATCACTATGGAATTTGACCTTAACCCCTTCGACATCGTAGTCACTCATGCTACCGTTTAATTGTTAGATATAAAGTTGATTATTTCGAGCGGATATGTAAAAAATATCCGCTTTTTTTTACACCTATCTGAAGATGGTGCTATTCAAATATAAATCACTTTAATAACTAACATAATTATGGAAGATACAGAAATCAATGACAGCATTGCACTTTCAGAAGAAGTACAAGCTGAAATCACCGCAAAAGTAGCAGAGCTTAAAGCCGGTGACTCTAAACTCCGTCAAGTATTCCCTATCGTAGTTGAAGGTATGCCTGACCGTGATGAGAAAGAACTTTACATTGCATACTTCAAAGAACCCGGCTTTGTCGCGTTCTCTCGTTATATCGCCACCAGCAGCAACAACGGTCCTGCGGCTATGCGAGCTTTGGCAAACGATTGTTTCCTTGCCGGTGACAAAGACCTTATCAACGATGATTCATTGTTCCTCTTTGGCTTGATGGGTCAATTAAGCAAAATCATCGAAATGCGTAATGGTCGCTTGGTAAACATATCAAGTCCTCGGAAGTAAAAGAGCATGATTACCTCCGTCAAAGAATAATACTGATAAGGTATTATTTTCCGGGGACTGACATAAACTCTCTCAGCGAAGAAGAATTTGCTGAAATATCCAATGATGCGGCATGGTTAGACGCTCATCAACAATCAATAGCTCAGATGGGATTACTCGGTGGAGCTATGAGTGGTGCAGCAGCCAAGCCGGCATCTAAAGGAAAAAGAAGGAGAACATAAATAAAGGCTATCACTTACAAGGTGGTAGCCTTTTAATTTCATATCACTTCACTCGCTATCTGTCTATTCTTTATAAATTAATTTCAATATAAATGGCTCAATATCAAGTAGACTATTTAATTAATGTCAATGCCGGCAATGCGGTAGCTGAAGTAGACAAGTTTCTCGCAGCTACCCAGAAATTACAGGACATTGCTGTCATTTTCGAAAACATAAACAGCCAAGCGGAGATGTTGCGTAAAGCCTTGACTGGCTTGAAGGTAACTATTGATGCTTCTGAAGCAAACTCTACTCTTGATGCGCTTTTGATTAAAGCTGAGAGGTTAAGCACAGTCTTAAAAGGTGGTACAGCCGCTACTACTTCAGCTACCAAACGTACTTCGACAAGGCGAGCCGCATTTAGAGATGGGTTTATTCGCGATGGCAATAAACTATATTACCGAGGTGCTAACGCTCCAACAATAGCATTGCCTGAAGGTCAGACATGGCAGAAAACACAACTTATGCCAAAAGACCCAAAGAGCCTTACAGAGTTACAGCGTGTTAAAACCAATTATGACAGATACCAGAGAGTAAAGGGCGTTAACTCCTTGTCTGCTCAAAAAATGCTTAGATTGGAAAACAGTCTAAGTAATTTAAGAGATGTTCAGCGCGATGTAATACACGCATCTCATAATTTAACACGACTAAACAGTGTTAACCCCAATAAATTAACACCTGAAAAAGCGGCAAGATTGACAAGGCTTATTGGTGAAAATGAATCCATATTAGGCTTTTTAGGGATGTTGCATGGTACACCAAGCCAAATTTCAACTAACATAGCTCGTTTAGAAAGAGTAAAAAAGAACAACCCACTTTCAAGTAGTAGATTGCAAAGAATTGAAAAGGCACAAGAAGCCTTGCGATTTAGAGAAAGCGTTCTTACTTCAGGTTGGGTGGCAGCTGATGCTAAGACAGGTAGACCTGTTCCAACGGCATTAGGCGGTAAAAGTGGTGCGAGTGGTGTAAAGAAATTCCAACCATCACCCAGTAACCTATCCTATAAGCTGTTGGGTGCAACTCCCCTACCCAACACCGGTGGTATGGCAATTGATATGCTGAAAGGTATGGGTATTGCTTATGGTCTTACCGGTTTGATGAGCGGCATTGGAGATATTGTCAACTCAGCTACGGATTACGATAACACTATGGCTACGGTTAGCAATATCTTAGGTTCACACGATAAACGTGCCGACTTTGATTCTCGTTTCAGCCGTATGCAACAAGTCGTTAAGCAAATCGGTGTGCAAACTAAGTTTAAGGTTACTGAAGTAGCTGATGCAGCGAAATTCCTTGCTATGGCAGGTCTTTCGGTTGATGATATTAGTACCGCTATGGTTCCCATTTCAGATATTGCTCTTGTAGGTGACTCTGACCTTGGTGAAACTGCCGACCTTGTAACCAACATCATGACATCTTACGGCATGAAATCTTCTCAGATGATGCACACAGCTGATGTCATGACCAACACATTTACCCGAAGCAACGTTACTTTGAATGAGATTGCAGAATCATATAAGTATGCAGGCTCTCTTTTGAAGGCTGGCGGTATTTCGTTTGAAGAAGCTACTGCCGGACTTGGTTTGTTGGGTGATGCAGGTATGAAGGGTTCTCAGGCAGGTACTATCATGCGCACTATCCTCAGTAACTTGGTGAAGCCTACTAAGAGTATGGAAGCTGAATGGCAACGACTTGGTATTCAGCGAACCGATAGTAACGGTAATTTACGTAATCTTGCAGACATCTTTGCGGATATTAGTAAGAACCCTGATGTTAAAGTAGATTCATTCTTCAAGCTATTCAATAAAACCGCTGCTCAGGGTGCTGTTGCTCTTGCTGCTAATGTTGACAAGTGGAATGAGTTGGTTAAAACTAACTTCATGTCAGATGGTCTTGTTGATGAGTTAGCTGAGAAGAAGAAGAATACGATTGCCGGTCTTTGGGCGCAATTAACATCAACATTAACAGATGATGGTGTAGAAGCGTTTAAGGGTATTCAAGACCCCATCAAAAATATGCTGAGAAACTTAACAGCATGGCTCGGTACTACGGAAGCTAAGGACAAAATCACAGAGATTTTCCAAGACTTTAAACACTTTATAGACATTATCAGTGAAGTGTCGGTTAAGTTCTATCACTTCTACGATACATATAAGCCGTTTATTACGTTCTGGATGAAACTGCAATTATTGTTGCTTCCCCTCGTTAAAACATTAACAGCAGTTAAGTCATTGTTTTATGGCGTTGCTGCAATCTTCCGCTCAGGCTTTGTGATGAGAAATATGGCAGCTATGATTGGCGCAATTCACGGAGAAGGCTTGAAGGGTACAGCTTTTAGGGGATTAGGCAAGAAGCTCGTTTCGGGTGGTGCTTTACCTATCTTTACTGAAGATGAACGTGAGCGACTTGAAAATCGCGTATTAAGTCGTGGTAACGTTGGTTCGACAACAATCTTATCAGGTGGTTCAGGTCTTGGCAACACAAAACCCGGCTCTAATGTTGGCAACTCAAAAGATAATCCGGGTTGGTGGAAGCGTCACATGAGGATGAGCGGATGGCAATCAGCAGGTGCTGTTGGTATGTCAGGCGTTGGTGGTGTATTAGGTTATATGTTAGGCGATACAGTCGGTAGTGCGTTTACTTCTGATGATAGTGGTATCGGTGGCATGATTGGTAGTGCTGTTGGTTCTGCCGGTGGTGCCGGTTTAGCAGGTGTCGCATATCAAGCTGCAAGTGGTATACCGGGTTTGATGGGCGTGATTGGTTATGGAGCAGTAGCAGTGGCAGCAGTGGCATTATTAGCGGCTTCAATTAAGCAATGGAAGGACAATACTGCAAGGTTGCAAGAAGGCGTTGCTGAATGGACCAAAACCATCAACAACTTTAATTTTGAATCTGTTAAGTTCTCAAATATCCAAGACGTTCTTTCAGCTACAATGCGTGTTCGTTATGGTGATATTCGCAATGAAAATACGATATTAACTGAGAATATCAGATTATGGAAAGAGGCTTACGACCAACACAACGAAAACAATCTTGATGATAAAACTCCGCTAAAAGACACTGCTTTTGGTGCAAAATATGGCGATTTGACCAATACTGAGTTTTGGAATGGGTACAGTATGAGTGACCGCATCAAAGACATAGCCGAAGCTGCTGATATTCCTTTGGTGAATGGTAAATATGACTTTGGCAATGGCACAATTATAGACCCAAGTGCAGCAAGTGCCAGAGATTTGATATATGCCGCTCAGTATTCTGTTGGTAAGAAAACAGATAATCCATACGTTACTCAATATGCTGACCAACTTGCTTCAGCGTTTACAACTGCTAAAACGGTTGATGAACTAAGAAACAAAATCAACGAAGCGCATAAATCTATGGCTCAAAAAATCGCTTGGGATAAAAGATTTGACGTAGATGATCTCGAAGATGCCCAATTGCAGAGCTTGGCAGATATTATGCACTCTCGCGCCGGTCATAACGCCCTTTCCCCGATTGTCAATCGTATGTTTAACGGCAACATGGCTATCGTTAATTTGCTCGACAAATACAAAGATGATGCCTTCCAGATGCCTCTTTCGGATTGGCAAAACACAATGGCTACCGTATTCCCTATTCTCAATAAGAAATATGGTACATTTGGCACTACTGAATGGTACACTAAAATCAGTAAAGACTACAGCCCCAGTGTATTATCAGGTATGTTTGACCAAGCATGGAACTGGTACACATCAACCACAATGCTACCGCTCAAACAAATGTTGCTGCCGTTGATTAATCGTGGCAACTGGATTGGTACAGGTATAAAAGGTCTTACCCTTGGCGAAGGTGGTATTTCTCCGGGTACAAAAGACAATAAGACTGGCAAAGACGAAAATGGTCGCAGTATATATTGGGTTCCGACACCTTATGCCATCATGGGTAGCGCAAATGCTTGGGCATACGATAAAGAAGGTAAACAACCTTATTTGCCGGGATTTAGCAAGTATACAGCTTCTCAAATGGCTAAGATTTTTGGCAATGGTGATTACTCAGATATGGACCTTTACCAAAACACAGGCGGTATCATGAGCGTGTACACAGCTGATGGAAAGACGTTGATGCCCAACTGGTCAAATCCTGAGAATGACAGCATTATTCTTAAAAACTACACGCACCAGCCATACAATTTCGCAGCTTTCAATGATGCAGCAGCTAAGTCAGCGGCACAGGGTAAGGCGAAACCTGTAGCCGGTAAGGGCGCACCGCTTGCGTATATTACACCTACTGACTCTATCTCAGGTTCTCCCCAAGACGCTTTGGCAGCAAATATGATTGCCTATAAAATGGCTAAAGAAGCGGTACCATCAATTCAACAAGATGCTTATAGATTATCAAACTTAGGTACAACAGCTATTGCAGAAGTAACCAGAGATACTAACTTCGATATTAATGTTACGATAAAAGAAGTTAATATGAACCAGCCGCTTGACGAGGAAGGACTTGGAACGTGCATAAATAAGATGTTCCAAGACGCATGGGAGTTGGCTAATCCAAATCATCACAGCTAATAGACAATGAATTATAAATCAATCATAAGCGGAGCTTCTAATGCGGCTAAATCAGCCGCTAAAAGCTCGGTTTGGAGTAATCTCGTATACACCGCAGAAGCAAGCGCAGGTTCCTTGCTTTTGCGGTTGGCGCGAGGCTATCTCAATAAGGACCAAAGTGGTGTACAATACAAAGCACCAAGAGCATACAACTCAGCTATCATCTTCACTGAAAGGCGCAAACTCACCAATGAAGCATTGAAGAAGGTTAGTAACTACATTAGTTCTCAGCAATACCTTCGACAGCTGAAACAGCTTCAAGCCAGACAAAGTATTGCCGCTGAGAAAAGCAAAACTTTGATTGCTGATGGTGTTGCAAGTATTGATGGCGGTTCACTTGCGCTAAATATGGCTACCGGAGGCACGTACACTTATATAGCCGAAGATTATGCAGGTAGACGAGTTAATGAAGCGATGTTCTTGCATTACGAGGTGGATGACCCATACACTTTTACAGTAGTCAGTACAGATACAACATATACCATAACTGATGGCGTTTCTACAACCGCTTCAACAAGCTGTGAAACCAAGTTGTCGCTTACCACGATGTTCCATGTTGACTTAGCTCCCACCGTATCATTAAACAGCGATAAAAACATCGTTCAAACACAAGTACAAGGTCGTGATTACTCACGCAAAGAACTTGTTTCAGGTGGCGATTTGAGCTTTACTGTAAAAGGTGAAATCAATAGTGGTAAAGCCGGAGTTTACCCCAGTTCAGCCGTTGCTCGTTTCATTCAGATAATGCAGTACAGTGGTATCATTCAGGTAGACCACTTTATGTTTAGCAATCTGAATGTGAAGAACATAATCATTAAGGGGTATGACCTTGAAATGCCAACCTATAAGAACATTCAACCTTATAGCTTTACTTGCGTTGCGATTGAGCCTGATGAAGATGTTATCGTTAGCAGCGACACTATCAGCTTTGTAAACGAAACCATTGCATCGAACAATCAAACAGCATGGTACGATAAGATGATGCAAAGCAAATATGGTCAGATTGCTAACGGCATTATGGAAAGTGCAACAGAAGCATCACTTGGAGCATTATTAGATACGATTCCACAAGTATAATGACTTACAATTCAGAACAACCCAGTTATCACATTCTGATTTGTCTGATTGAAATATGGAAGCCGGAGGATGTTGATAAAGACAATCCTCTGGCTACCCCATCAACATCTCCGACATTAATAGCAGAATGTGAGAATATCCAGATTAAGAACGCTTATACTAATCTGGTTGATGAAGCCACTCTTACATTTCCACGCGGTACAATTATCAGAAAAACAATTGACAGTGCGGTAGAACAGGAGCTGAAAGAGAACAATACAGGCGTATCGGCAACACGAGATTCTAAGGGTATTATCTATGAAACTCGCACAACCACCGAAGCAGCTACAACAAATACCTTTGCAGTTGATTCTCGCATTAGAATTAGTTTAGGCTATACAACTGACCCATCGGTGGCGGCAATGGCTAAAATTAAGAGCGGTAAGAAGTCGATATTTACAAGCAAGGAAACACTCGGAATATATCGCACATATCTTACGCTGATGTTTGATGGTTTTATTACCAAATGCAGTATCGACCAGCCTATAACACTGAGATGTGAAAGCCTGACCACCAAGTTAAAGCAGATTTCATGCCCCAATAAAAACTTTGGCTCATCGCTTACAGTCGCTCAGTTGTTAGGCAATAAGAGCGGTCAGCATAACTTATTGGCAAAGTCAGGTTTACAGCTTCACCCCGACAATTATAAAACTGATGCTGATATTGTTGTTGGTGCTACTAAGTTAACAACTGACTTAACTATTTACGATGTCATCAACAAGTGGGCGAAAGAAAAGATATTTGCTTACCTTGTGTTTGAGAATGATACACCCTACCTTGCAGTTAAACGCTCGTACTTCTCTAACCCCGGTCCTGATTCTTTGATTACTGACAACCCACAAGTATCACACGTTATTGATTTTGCTTATAACGTAGCGAACAACGGACTAACCACCATGAAGCCTAACAAAGACTTTTTGGCGGTTCATGCTATTTGTAAGGAGAATGACAGTAAAGGACAGCCAACAAAAACCTATCAGCTAACCATTCGCAAAAAGCCTGACTGGGATGAATCAATGTCATCAACAGACCAATGGCAAATCCTGAATGAAACAAAAATATCTAAGAAGGCGCGTAAGAAGGGTGTGAAAGTTTGTAGTAAGGGCGAGAGCAAGGTGGATTTATCTTCTTACACCGTCATGACCTACATTGCAAAGAAAGATAATCTCAGTCATGATAAGTTACTGGATGAGGCGATTGCGTTCTATTCTTCAATTAACATGAACGGTATTGATGGAAGTCTAACCATTTTTGGCGATTATGCAATTAAGAGCGGTGAGATAGTACAACTTAAAGATGACCGCTATGATGATAAAAACGGCATTTATCTTGTTGGTGAAGTCAATACATCGTTTGGTACAGGCGGTTATCGTCAAAGTCTTACATTCCCATACTGTATTAAATCTAAGATAACTGATGAGTAATAATACTGGCACAACTCAGGTTGGTTCGAGCGCGAAAACGCTTGCCACACTAATCGAAAACATTGCATTAAGAAATATCGTAAACCCCAACACAGGCACTGTACGAAATATGGAGCGTGTGGTGGGGTATGTGGCTAAAATTAATACTGAAGGAGATTTAGCCGGTACGATTGATGTGCAGGAGTTCGGTGATGATTTTTTGGATGATGAAAATATTGCTGAAGGTCAAGGTTATCATGAAGGTGTTTATCTCAGCGCAATTCAAGATAACTCAAACGGCATGATAATCATTCCCAGACTATATTCTGAGGTGGTTATCGTGTGTGATCCGGCTACGCTAAAAGAGTACGTGTGTATGTATTCGCACGTACAACGTATTCAGTTGGATTCACACGAGGAAGTTCACATCGGAGTTGCTGAACGTGAGGAGTTTGACTTGGATGACGAAGAAGGTGATGACATTTCAGATTTGGCATTGACCGGCAATCAGACAGGCATCGACATGACCAAAGACACTATTACCACCCAAGTTGCTGATACTGACGGTAATAGTGTTATTCAGACCACTACCGCAACAGACTCGGAAATTGCTATCGGAGAAACTGATGTATATATGAGTGGTGATGGTGTAAGCGTTTCAAATGGAAGTGCTTCCCACATGGTTACGAGCGATGAAGTTACATCAACCGTTGGCGGCTATTCAGTCAAAGTAACAGACAGTCAAGTATATGTCGGTGGAGATAGCGGTGAAGCTGCCGTTTTGGGCGTACAGCTTGCAAGTATCTTATCTGATATGTTAGGCTATCTCGGTCAGCTTACAACAACAACTATGATGGGTCCTCAACCACCTATTAATTTCGCTAATTTCATTGCTCTTAAAGCCAAAGTGGATGCCTACAAAGCAAGCACTTCAGGTTTCCTATCTAAAAGCGTAATAATCAAACAATAATGGCTGTACTTGACTCAAACATAGCAAACATACCTGATGGTTCAGCGTTGCAACATCTATACACAGGTTTTGTGACGATGATGGCAAACGCTAAAGAAAGCGATGCCCCCGACTTCTCCGATAATGAGGTTGAACTGGATGAGAATCTTGAACCAACACAAGCCTACTTAGATGCCGTTCAGCAGAAACTAAGCGAGCATACAGATGTGATGATGAAGAACCAAGCCTACGCAATGGCAAACGCTATTGCCGGTGTTCTTACGCCTGATGCAGAGTCAGGTTCAACATCTACAAATGCCGGTTATGTTCAACGCGCAGGTGATTCAATGGCAGGGCAGCTCTCAGCTCTTTACGGCTTCTCTGCCGGCGTTGATGGTTTTACGATATTCAAGGTATCAACTGACAGCGACAAGGCGAAATTAGCGCAAATAAACGGCAAATTAGCCGTAGGTGGTCAATTAATCGTAAGCGATGTAGCCACAGTTAATGGATTGCTTCATCTTACAACTAATGGGTTGTATTTGGGCGATAATCAAACATTATTTTTTATCAATGGTCAGACGGTTGTTAATGGCGGCTCGGATGGCATATTGTTGAAAGGCAATGTTAACTTGCCTTCAGATGGAACATTCACAATAGGCAACACAAGCATTACAACCAAAGGAATATTCGGTCATTATGACGGATGGGATTGCACTTACTGGCATAGCGGAAACAGCAACCTGCCTTCAGTTGATTGGTATATGGCTAACGGTATTGTTTCAGGTAATTTATCCGTTGAAGGTGAATCAACCTTTGGCAATACACTTAAAGCTCTGAAGGGGTTTAGCCTTGGAGATAACGACACTGAATTACTTTACAGCTATGATGAGCAGCTTAAACTCGGAACAGACCTTGACCTTGATAACCACAGCCTATTATTAGGCGGTTCACCCCTACTCTATCACGAAGGTAATGTGGTTAACTTGGCGGTGGGTTCTATGTCGGGTTACTCAATGACTATCGGCAAAAACGCCACCTACCTTACCCTTGCAGCAGGTCTGAAAAATTACACTAATGATTATGTTATTATTTCAAAAGAGGGCATAGGTAGCTTTCATGGCTTATCAGCTTATAGCGATTCAGGCACAAACTCATTAGCCTTTTCAACATACTACGTCAATACTTCTGATTATGGTGTGTTGCTGCCAAAACGTGTAAGACTTGGTGATAAGGATAGTTCTTATATCAGTTCAACCGATGGTGATTTTCACTTTACCACATCTGCCGGCTATCTGTCAGTTAACATAGACGGTGAAACATCAAAGAGTGTAATTCTTAATACTGATGTAGCTCGGTTCTACTTTGAAAAGCAAATCTCGTCACCACGTTTTTCAATTATTAGTGATAATTACACTACGTACTTAGGCGAAAACAAGCTATTCTTTGCTGACGGTGTTGCTATCGAAGGGGTTACTGAAGGTATGCTCCAAACAGGCAATGTCTACTATACCGGCACTTTGGGAACGCAGAGTTTTGCTTCAGGTTTTGCCGGTTATGGTTGGCAAATCAGCAATTCAGGTGCTACGGTGACAGCTACTTTCGATGAATTGACCGTTAGGCGTAAGATGCGAATATATGAGCTTGAAGTACAGACGATTAAGAGTACAAACGGCTCTTTATGGGTATCTGATTCATGCTCAGGCGATACAGTAGAAAAAATATCATAAATGGCAATTAAGGATTACGAATTATATAAAATCTCACTCAACTCCGACAGCAAGAAACAACAGAGCTTGCAAGTCGGAGATGTGGTGAGAAGGCAATACTGGGATGGCAATAACTTAATCTACTCCCTGATGGTTGTCGTGGAGTCGAGTTGCGAAGTGGAAAACAGCTACTTTGTTGGCTTGTTGCTTGATGGCGGTGCTCCTTCCAACGGTGAATTGCTTGATTTTGTACGCATGACCAACTTGTTTGATGAGGACCGTTTAGGCGCGTTATATCTCACAGCTTCTGATGATAAAGCACCCTACATGGATATTATCGACAATATCGGCAAATCAAGCAGCTTGTGTTGGCCTGAAGGTATATCCACTTCGGTTGTAGCGGACAATAACCAATATATGTTCGATGGCAGTAGTTTACTTTCTCTCAGTTACGATGACACAGACCAAAGCCGTAACCGTGTATGCAAAATAACCAAGAAAGTTGATGACACCAAAACCACCTGTCAGCTAAAACAATCATTTAACACTCTGATTGATGCAGCTGAATTTGTGTTGGTATCATATTGGATTAAAGGCTCTGAGGAACAAACCTTAGATGTTAAGTTCGGTTACTCCACCGGTTCTAAAGTTGACAGCAAACAAACTGTTTCTATCACTAAAGATTGGGCATACAAAGTCCAGCTTGTTCAGGTAGCCAATTCAGGCAGACACGAGCGTTCATTTACGCTTGACTTGAAAGCTCTGGCAAAGGACACAACGATTTATATTTCAGACTTCAACATTATCAGGGTTAACAGCTTGCTTGGGTTTGCCAATTCAAGCCAAATGCGTATCGGTAAGTTGGATGGCGTAACTGACCCTGTGTTTGGTGAACTGAAAGGCTATGGCGCACACTTCAATCAGATGTACGCAACGCAGGGAGCGCACGTTTCAGGCACATTAACGGCAGGAGATGAGAACGGCTTTGGTGCAACTTTCTATGCCGGTAAAATTCACCGTAATGCGTTCCTTAATTCGTTGGATTATGAAGTAGTAGCAGCTAAAACATCTAACAACGAAGTACCTGAAAACCCGACAGGCGTAGGCAAGCAGCTTGCTGTTACCGTTTATGCCACAGTTAAAGCTCAGGAAGCCGAATGGTTAGCTGAGAGAGTTGGCGAAACTTATACGCTCTCTTTTTGGCTATATGCTAAGAAGGCTTGTACATTAACGGTCACTCAGAATAACAATACGGTCGGTAGCTTTGCAATCTCTTGGGGAAATACATTTGCTTGGAAACGCTATTCATGCACATTCAAGCTACAAGCTGCGGCAGACACCGATTTACAGTTCAGTATTGTACCTAACTACGAAACGGCATCAAGTTCTGAATCAGGTATTTATACCGCTGAGATAGCCATTGCCGCCCCTCAATTGGAAAGCGGTGAATATGTAACCCAATATCAGCCGACCGATGCAACCGTAGTTCCTTCAGATGATTATGGCGCATGGTTCAGTAAGGGTGGTATTGGTGGTACAATGCAAAACCCTCTATTACAGCTTAATTCTGATGGGTCTATTGCTTCAAGGGGTGACACATTCCGCATAGAGCCGACAGGAGAAGGACACGTTGCTAAAGGCAATATTAGCTGGGATGAAGATGGCAAGGTTAAGTTTGGCAGCAATGTAACGCTCAATTGGGATAACTTCAACCAAGACACGCAGCACCAAATTGAAAACAAACACATCTCTCTTTCAGGTGCCGACACATTTGCGGTTATGGGCAGTAGTGAAGCCGGCATATTGTATTCTCCCGACTACATTACATTAAAGCTGACCGAAACCAACATCTATGCCACAGCTGCAACTCGCAAATGGTATTATGAGAAAGATGGCAAGTATATCGAGATTGAGGACACCCCTAACTTTAATTCAGGGCATACGCAGCTTACAATCTATCCTGATAACGATATGTGGAGCGACATGGCAAGTACACTCACTATCAAAGTGGTTGTAACTTATCAATCGCAAGAATACACTGACACAGCTACCATTCGCAAATATCAGATGGATGGCTACACCGTCAAGATTACATCTTCAGGTGGTACGACATTCAAAAACGGTACGTGCAGCACGGTTCTTACTGCGCAAGTCTTGTATCATGGTGAGCCGGTTGATGATGACTTTGTAGCAGAACATTTTACCTATCAGTGGCGCAAGTATTTAATCCCTGACACCGAGAACGAGGTTGAAAACTGGTGGGTGACAACAATCTACAATGACAATGGGATTCCGATGGGAACTACCATCGACCGTTTTAGCAAGACACTTACTCTTAATGGAAAAATATCGGGTTCTGAGGCTTATGTGTGCGAAATTTCTACTATTGACGGTGCCTCTTTCCCCTACTTTTTCCCTATTCTTTTTTAAACAGGTTTCATAATGGCACTTGATATTGGTAATAAAGTAGAAAACAACGGCTTAACAGCCAATGGTAAATTGACTGCCGCTGAGTTCAATCAGCTTGTCAACCAAATTAACCTTAACACGCCTATCGAAGTTGAGAGTGAAGAAGCTCTTGAAACTATGATTGCGCAAAACCAAATCGTTGAAGGACAGATTTACTTTATAGCGGAAGAAAGCTAATGTTTCTAATAGGCAATAAAACTGTCAGCCAATTGAGAGTCGGAACAAAGAACGTTTCGACTCTCTATGTTGGTGCTAAAACCACTGCAAGACTTATATGGTCGGCAGTTTCATCGTGCTTTGGTACAGGTATTTGGCGTAGCGATAAGACTTGGAAAAGCACTGACACTTGGAAATCTAAATAATAATATAACTAACATTACACTATGGCAACAACCAATTCGCAGATTCCGGATAGGGAAACGAACTGGGATGGATTTACAGGCTCACAAATTCAAGCCTTCATCATATCCCAGTTTGAGCAAATTGAAGCTGATACGCAGGAAGCTCTCGCCAAAAAACCGGCTTATTTTAAACGGTCTGACGAGAAAGGTAGTGATAACAACTACCACATCTACGGTTTTGCTTCAGAATCAGATTATCTCGAATGGAACAGCGACCAAGACACGTATGCTGATTTGCTTTTAAGTGATGTAGCCTTGCCCGATACAGGTAGCGGTTCATCGGCTGTCAGCTATATCGTTAACCTTTACCGAGATTCATCAAGCGATATTGTAACCACTGATAATACGGTTAAAATCAATATCCGATTTACCTCGCAAGAGTACAACCCCATCACGCAATCAACACAAGACACAACTGAAGGTGGTACTTTGACCGTGCAAACACGTAGCTCATCAACAGCTACATGGGCAACTAAGGGTACGGTGGCTGTATCTTCTTTGGCTGCTGATTCATCTTCGTGGACTGAGGTGGATATTACGAATATGTTGAGTACAGGCACACAGCAAGTTCGTATCATTGTTAAGGGCGACACTACTGAGTTAAGCACACGCTATCTTCAGTTTAACGTAACCAAAACAACGCTCAAACTTACAGCGGCAACTCAATGGGAAAAGCCTTTTGATACAGGTACGATTTTCCTCAGCTACTACATTACAGGTGCAATCAAGAAAACGCTGAATATCAGTATTGATGATGGAGCGCGAACATACGCCTATTCACTTGGTACAGCTGTCTACACTGAATCTCCCCGACAGGTTGAAGTAACAGACACATCTGCCGACAAGAATAAGGTTGTCACTCAGGGTATTCACACGATTAAAGCGTGGCTTACAGTAGACGATTCTGATGTCGTTAGTGATGTTGTTACTACTGAAGTTTTGGTGATTACTGATAAGACGGATAAAACCGTTTACTTGCTTCTAAACGATGTCAATAAAACGCCGACCAACTGGACATCTCAGACATTGTTCAGCTACTCTATCTATAACCCCAATGCCGAAACAACACCTTTTAGTATTCTATTAAGCAACTACAAAGGCACTGAACAGTATATGCAGCTCGACCTTGGCAACGTAGCGAACAGCACCAAATATGAGCTGACAAACTTCGTAGAAATTGACAGCGATGACACCACCGTAGATGCTTACTTGCATTTCTATTCGGGTGAATCGGAGATCCGCACGATGATCGACCTTCAGGTTGACAATCAAGACAACTTTTCACCTACTTCGGGAGCTGACTTTGTTCTCAATCCTCGTCTACGCACCAATGATGAAACCAACCCGGCTACAATTATCAATACTGCTGATAATTCAACTGTTAGCTCCACTTGGTCCGGCTTTAAATTCAAAACTGACGGTTGGGTAACTGATGAAGATGGCAACCGCTGTTTAAGAGTGCTTGCCGGTCGTTCTCTTACGATTGACTACGAGCCATATCAGGACTTTATTACCGATATGCGTAATTCAGTTACTATCGAGTTGGATTTTGCAACACGAAATGTAACTGATATGGATGCAGCTATCTTGCGTATGTGTTCTTACATGAACGACTCTCTGCCGCTTGGTTTTGAGATGAACCCGACTGATGGTTGCTTCATGACACAAAACAACCGTGTGCATGATGACCAAGATGTAGCATGGCAAGAAGGTGTGCGTACCCACTTGGCTGTTAATATCATTTACGGTATCAACAACACGTCATGTAACTATGTGCGCTTGTTCATCAACGGTACTATTAACCGTGAGTTTATGTGGACCACGACAGATAAGTTCGTGCAATATGTAAACGGTAAGCAGACCTCTATGGGTATTCGCATTGGCAACGATACTTCGGATATTGATATTTATAGTTTGCGTGTCTATCGTAAATCTTTATCAGCTAATGATATACGACAAGATTGCATGGCGGCAATGTCTACCGTTGCCGAGAAACTTGAATATCGTGAGGCTAATGCCATCTTAGGTGATGACAACACTATTAGCTATACAAAGGCATACGACAAATATAACACGATGGTGATTACCGGCACAGTTCCTTCTTACTCAACCGGTAATGTTGCATATACTAATGATGTTCAAATTCATATAATTGATGACCCTTCACACTCAGGAACGCTTTATCAGGTTAAAACCACCGGTCAAGGTACGTCATCACGTTCATACTGGATGTGGAACTTCCAATTTGCTAATACCTCAGCTACTTATTGGCTTGATGAGAATGGCGTAAACAGAGGCGCGGCATATCAGCTTATGGATGGTGTTCCCTACTCCGTTAAGAACGTTGCAAAACGTAACTGGGCATCATCTATGCAATCTCACAAAATGGGTTGTGTTAATCTCTATACAGACCTATGGAAGAAGTGTACAGGCGGTTCTTATATCACAAACACTGAAGGATTTGAAGATTGTCGTGTTACGGTCGTTCAGAAACCTTTCCTTGTTTTTACACGTTCAGCCGAGAGCGATGAACCTACATTTTACGGCTTATACACATTTGGTCCGGGCAAGGGTGATAAACCTACTTTCGGATATGATAAGAATGTGTTCCCTGAATATTTGATGTTGGAAGGTTGTGACAACGGTACGCCACTAACCAACCACCGCGTTCCTTGGAATGATGATGTTACACTGTCTGATGATGTTATTTATTATAATGGCACAAAGCAGTGGGAAGTTGTTATGGGTAATACTGAATCTATTTCGTATTTCCAAGAAGCGTTCAATTTCTTCTATCTTCACAGTACACATATCAGTCCTTGGGTTGGCACAGTGACAGACCTTCAGAAAGCATCTTCAAGCGAGGCAGACCGTCAAACATTCTATTGGGTTACAAAGGCATCTTCTGAGGCTAACCAATTTGACTTATATCGTTATGACACTCTTACATCACAATGGGTTGATGCAGGTGTAGCCAAGAAAGGTGAAGGTCAATATGAAAAGCTCAACATTGCATCTCAGACAGGCATTTATCCTTCGGGAAGTTTATGGGAAAACATTAACGAGCAATTTGTTAACGCACGTATTACCGACTTTAAAGAGCAAGCATCTGACTATATTAACGTTGAAGATGGACTATACCACTCAAACTTTATTAAGCTGAAAGCTGCATCCGACAACCGCGCTAAGAATACTTATCTTTATCTGACATACAAAAACGATAAGCTCGTTATTCACTGGGCGCAAGATGACTTAGATACCATCTTTGCAACCGACAACGTAGGCCGTAAGAATAAGCCTTATTACGTTGAGGAACATGACGTTGATAGCAGCAATGCGACATACTGGAATGGTGAACAAAACGCTTTGTATGACCTGATTGAATTAGCTTATCCCACCGAACTTCGCTCTATGATGAACACGATGTTCGCTCAGATGGCGGACTTGGCTAAGGATTCAAGCTATGACGATAAGGTATTTGGTTGCATGGATAAGTATTTCTTCTCCACACAGCGTTATTTTCCTGCCGTAGCATATAACGAAAATGCACGTATCTCTTATGAGGCGGCTTCTGCTGTTTGGGGTAATGGTTATACCGGTTCTACTCACCCTATCACACAATCACTTGGCGACCAACTTCAATGTGAAATGCAATGGGTTAAGTTGCGCCTGAAGTATTTGCAGTCATACGCTTCTTATGGTGACTTTGCTATGAACGGCTCTAACTCACTCACATTCCGTTCTATCACTACTTTGGCAGGTGCGCAACCTGAGTATTCATTTGACCTCGTGCCGCATATTTGGTTATACCCGGCTATCAGTACAGGTAGCTCATTAGCTTATGGTCGTGATACAAACGGTAAAAGTTATTCGACACCTCAGCGAGTTAAAGCCGGAGAGGCGTTTACTTTGTCGGGGGTAAACAGTGATGGTAACACGAACATTCAGCTTTGTGGTATTGATAATTACAGGTCTATCGGTGAATTTGGCAACAAGCCTATTGAGGGTGATGGTTTTACAGTGGCAGGTGAACGACTGACAGAGTTTCACGCATCTCAGCAACCTATTGAGTTCCGACCGCCTAAAATCACTGTGACCGCTCCATTACTTAAAGTGTTCGACATCAATGGAGCTTCATCTGTGAATGGTAATATAGACTTCTCAGACCTTACCCGATTGGAAGAAATTTTGATAGGTGGCACATCTGTAACATCTATCAAAGTCGGTCAACCTTCAATTATCACTAAGTTGCAATTGCCTTCAACATTAACTAACTTATCTTTGGTTGATTATGAAGCTCTCACATCAAACAACTTCTCTATTGAAGGCGTGGGCAGTATGCAAGAGTTCGAGTTCTCAAATTGTCCAAATCTAAACTGTCAAAGCATTATTGCTGAGATTTGTGATTCGGATGATTTTGGTTTGACCAAATGTGTAATTAAGAATGTTGATTGGACTAATTTCTCAGTTAATCACTTGATGAAATTAGCTGAATTGCCGGATATTACTTTGACAGGTAAAATCGCTTGTTCGACAGATAAAACACAAATTATCACGTTTGAAAATAAGAGGAAACTAATTGAGAAATTCGGCAATATTGATGATGTAAATAACCCAATATATATCACTTATACTGCATATAATCTTACATCGCTGTCAATAGCGTCTGAACGATACTATGATAAAGTAGGCACATATCAATTAAGTATTACTCCCAGCACGGTTAATGCAAATACTTTCACCAATATTAGTTGGAGCATGACTGCAACTAATTATGCCACAATCAATTCTGCGACAGGCGAATTAACGGTAAATAAGGTTGGCACTGAAGAAACACACCCCGATGCTGAAGTTACAGTGGTTGCAACGCTTATTAACGGAGAAAAACTCACTAAAACGGCAACGATATGTTTTTACGAACACAAATGTAAAGTGGGAGATTATGTGTTTGCTGATGGTACTTTTTCGGATGTGTTGAATACTGCAAAAACCCCTGTGGGTATTTGTTTCTACATCAATCCGGATGATAAGTCACAACGCTTGGCTGTAGCCTTGTCAGATATATCAACAAGTAGTATTTGGGGGCTTTATTTTAATAGCGGTTGGTCAGAAGGAAGCAGTAATGATGCCAATTATAATGTTCGTAATATTGAATTAGCAGACACTCCCGGCTATTCAGTATACAATATACCAACCATAGTTGATATTACAAGCACAGGTCTATATAACTCACAAGGCTCAGGTACAAGTTATATTACAGATGATTCCTATCGAGATGAGAATTATGGCGATGCGGATGGCTTTAAAGTACCAAATGTCAACACTGCTGTGGCTGAAATAGGCTTTACTACGCTCACATCCGAGGTTGGTGATTATAAGATTGGAGATGTAATACCCAAAGGATTACGCAATACGCTAAATATCATTAAGCACCGTAACACTATTTTGGGTGATAGTTCAGTTAATCTACAGATACCATGTGCCACCGACAAGATGACTGAATTAGAAAGTTTAAACTCTCTAATGGCAGAAATCGTCACAGAGAAAGGTTCGAGTAAATATCAGCAATATTATTATCCGGCAGCGTCATTTTGTTATGCTTATCAACCAAAAGTTAAGTCCGGTGAAACGCTTTCTCCTTTATTTAAAACCGGCAAATGGTTCTTGCCGAATTTGGGTGACTTAGGTCGATTATATTGGTATCATTCAAAAGGGTACAATGTAGATACTCAGAACGCTATCTTTGCAAAGGCAGTAAGTGATGGTGTTTTTACCCAGCTTACATCCACATATTACTGGTCGGCTTTGGAGTATTCAGCGTTGCTCGCATGGAGCATTTACTTCGGTAATGGCAACGTCAACTACTACTACAACAAGTACAACAGTTACAGAGTCCGAGCTGTGGTCGCATTTTAACCCCTTTAGCGCGACTCCTTTCAGAGTCGCGCATTTGATTAAACCCTTATATAGTATGTTTGCTATTCTGAAATGAATCAACTTTACAAACATGAGGCATCACGCATCACAAACTCCGATTTATCGGTTAACTGAAAGGCTGTTACAATGGTCTGTTCCTGCTGTGGAAAGACTTCCCAAATCTATACCATATCAGATATTGGGAAGTCGGCTTGTAAGCAACATAGCTGAGATATTGGACTTTATTGTGATGGCTTATGAGTTAGATTCTAATTTATCAAGTTATCAGCAATCGCGCAGACACTGTTATGCGAATATTAACGCTCGTATAATTGCCATTAAAACTTCTGTGCGAGTATTAACAGCGGTAAAATATACTGACAAAAAGCATGGTAAAGTGCCGCTAATTTCTCCTAAACAAGAAGCTAATTTCTTGGACTTGGTAAACCAATTGGCAGGTCAAGCGATGGCTTGGCTTCGCTGATAGTCGCATATTTTATACCCACGATTACGGTTATGGATATAAATAATCTTCTTAAATTAAATGGATGCGATACAGGTGGACTTATAAATAGTCCACTCGTTATTTCAAATATTGAACCCAATCGCATAATCGCGGAGTCGGCTTTGGAGTATTCAGCGTTGAACGCATGGAACATTAACTTCGGTAATGGCAACGTCAACAACAACAACAACAAGTACAACAGTAACAGAGTCCGAGCTGTGGTCGCACTTGATGAGGAGATTAAAACTGGATGGGTTATTGCAAAGAACGACTGTTTGCGTAATAAATACTCATCCCTCGAATGTGAAAAGTGGAGAGTTGATTACGAGCGAAATTTGTGGGAGTTGGTGTACGAAATCTATTATGGAGAGTATGTGCCATCAACTTCCACTTGTTTTATCGTTAAATTCCCTTCTTATAGAGAAATTTTTGCCGCAGCATTTCGCGATAGACTTGTGCAACATTGGATTTGTCTACGCTTGAATCCATTGTTCGAAGGTCGGTTTCGAAGGCAAATGAATGTATCATTTAATTGCCGTAAGGGATTTGGAACATTTGCAGCCCAACAAGCTCTTAGAAAAGATATGATATGGTGCTGCAAGAAGCGACAGCATAAAAATTGGGTGGGAAAATATGACTTGAAAGGCTTTTTCATGAGTATTGACAAAAATATTTTATGGTCATTGCTCGAAAAGTTTATTAAAGAAGAATATGTGGGTGATGATATTGATATGTTGTTGAATCTTACTAAGATAACGATATACCATGTGCCTTCAGATAATTGTATTAAAAAATTCTCTGCCAGCGATAGAGCGAAACTTCCGGCTCATAAATCCATGCTCAACAATCCACGCCATTTAGGGTTGGCGATAGGAAATATTACAAGCCAGTTGTGCGCTAATTTTTATATGTCGTTTTTTGATGCTATTATGCTAAAACTCTGCATACGGTATAATTGTCTTTACAAACGCTTTGTGGATGATTTTACCATAGTAGGTGATAAAAACGATATTATGCGTATTAGAAAGATAGCTGAAAGGTGGTTGAAAATCTATTTGCACGTAACATTACACCCTGATAAAGTGTATTTGCAGACAATTCGTCATGGATGTAGGTTTGTCGGTGGTGTGATTAAGCCTAACAGAACATATCTCGTTAACCGAACACTTGGTGGTTTACACGACGCTTTGTTTCGCTTAAACAAGTTATGTGCAGTAATATCTCAAAATGTTCCAACACTGCAACTACTCAAAGAATTATCGCGCACCGCATCTTCAGTTAATTCTTATATAGGTTTTGTAGTTCACCATAAATCTGCAAGTATGGCTGAAAAGTTATACGCACCGTATGTAAAGAATATAAAACGATGCTGTTTAATCAAGAATACCGGTGCTGTAAAAATTCAAAAGCGTTACGATTACAAATTATTTATGCGAAGAAAGGAGTTTGAAGAAAACAATGCTTATGTTTGGTGATAATAAACCCGAACCAATAACATTTGTGTATGATTTGGGTAGAAAACAATATACGATAAATTTCGATTGCGAAGAAACTGACGGTCAGTATAGTTGGAAAAGTGTAACTTTAGAACCCGGCTACTGGAGCTATGGAACTATTGTTTCAGCTATCATTACGTTGAAGTACACCGACAGTCAAATCGAAGCAATCAACAATAACATGATGGCGGTACTTTCGGGTACGTCAGATGCTTCAGAGGAAAAGCAAGCAGAATATAAGCAAGAGTTTGCAGAGCTACAGTCTTGGCGAAACCACGCTAAAGAAATTGCTTCTGAGGCTATGAATAGTATAGAATAACCCCAACCTAACATACATCATTTCAGCTATTCTTCTAAAAAACAAAATGGCGAAGATAGCACAAGAAATGATAATTATAAACTCGGTGAGTGATGCTTATTCAGTATCGCTTTCACCGAGTTCGTGTGTTATTAAAGCTGATTATGATGGGGCAAATCCTGACTTAGATTATGCCACAGCCACTATTCGCGTGTTCTGCGGAGAGGAAGCGGTAGATTTTACCGCTGAAGTATCTGAGGTAAGCGATGACAAATTAGAATATGTCTTAGAGCAAGTTAATAACACCACGATGAGCCTTCAGCTTATCGACATTAGCAGCGAAGAACAATCAGGGTCGATCACTCTATCTATATCTGCTAACGGTGGTGAGTACAACACTTCAGTAACCTACCAATACACCGTAGTGCGCGAAACTTCCATGCTCGATTGGATATTGGAATGGAACAGCAGCGCAACCACTATCAGCGGTCAGTACGTCATTACCCCCAAATTATTTGCAGGTAAGAAAGAAACCACTGAAGAAGGAGCGGAAACTATTACCGGTGTCTATATGGGTCCATCGTTCCGCGATGAAAGTAACTATGGTTTATTCGGTTACAAGCAATTTGAGGAAATCTTCAAACTCGATGCTAACGGTGGCATGATTGGCGGTTGGGTAATCGACAACGATAAGATAGCCACTTCTGACGGTTCACTTCAGCTATTATCTTCAGGAGCTATTTCCGCTCAACCTGATGGAGAAACCGCATGGCAACTCAACAGCGATGGTTCAGCGGTATTTGCCAAAGATAAGGTACATTTTAATGCTGACGGTAGTGCTGATTTTGAAGGCACTATTACAGCCGCAGCCGGTAAAATCGGTAGTTGGAGTATTAACGATAAAGCTCTTTATGGCAAAGGCATTTTGCTCGATGGCGAAGCTCAATATATCGGTGTAACCAACATTAGCGCGATATTAGGCGATGGCGTTGGTGCTACGGTTGAAGCCTTTAAAAGTAACACTGCGTTACACGGTGGGGTGGCTATGTTTTATGAGAGCGGTACATCTTATGGCCTTGAAGGCTATAAAGTTCAAGACACAAACAAAGGTTCTAATCTTCAAATGCCACAAGCCGTTAAGGTGTTCAGCTTAGGTTCAACCAATTCAATAGCCGGCTGGAACTTTGACGATAACAGCCTATACATCGGCACCAAGAAAAACACCGCACAGTCCACCACTTCAGTAGAGGGCAGCATAACAATCGGAACCAACGGCATACGTGGCTATAAATGGTACATAGACGCTGACGGTTCTTTTAGCTTCCTTGGTGGAGCAGTACAATTAGGTACGGATGGCGGCAAGTTGGCAGGATGGGATATTAGCCAAGAAAGAATCAGCACAGAAACAGTTGCTCTCGTTTCCACTTCAGGTTATAACGGTCTGTATGTGACCACTGGAGAATTGGGCGAAACAGTGACCGATTATCGTAGCACAATCAGCTCAAAGGGAGGTGTTTACATTGCTGCCGACACTGACAATACACAATTATCAGGTTATAATTCAGTAGGCAAGCAAGTGTTCTGCCTCAACTCCAACAGCGAGCGGCCTAATGTTATAGCAGGTTGGAAGTTCACCGACACAGCTATTTACAGTGGTGATACAGACACACTTGACGCAACCGGTTATACTCTTTCATCAAATAGTATTGTTCTATCTGCTTCACGTCTGTCAGGCAATTACTGGAGTATCGCTTCAGATGGCTCAGGCTCTTTTGCAGCAGGAAATATTGCATGGAAGAAGAACGGCTCAGGCTCTATTGCAGGTGGTAAAATATCATGGAACGCTGAAGGCGATTTATCCTTCGATGAGAGTGTAACCATGATGTGGACCGATGCCGACAGCGAAATTCAAAGTAGTGCCGACTATGCTTCTATGCTTGCTTCAAGTCAGATGCTATATCGTGACCCTGAATTTAGCAATGAAGGCTACAATGGCACAGATGACTATTTAGGGTATTCGTACTTAACATTCAGCTATTCAGATGTTAAAGATTATATTGCAAGCACCGGCTTAACCTTCAGAGGTACCGATATTACAATATTGAATATTGCGATAGTTAAAGCTGACGGTACTGTAAACGAATTGTGGAGCGGTTCGGTAGAGCTTTCTGAGGAAGATATTGTTGAGTTTGTAAGTGCTGAAATCCTGTCAGGCATTGCCTTTGATGACGATGATACATTACGCATTACTTTACATGGCGAAGGTCCTGTATTACAACTGTATGCTTCAGATAGAGTTTACTTGACCGGTAGCAGTGAAGATATGGGTCAGCTTACAACCGGCATGGAGCGTCAATGGGTGGATAATGAAGAAGCTCCCAACAGCACATCAAAGGCAATGCAAATAACCGATTATTATTGGACTGCATTAGGTGACTATCGTTTGGGTGGCTTCACATTCAAGAATCCGGCAAAAGCTAAAGCCAAATACCTCGCACGTATTGTAGCCAATATCCCGACAAACTTCGCAATAGAGGAATGTAGCAACAACTGTACTGTAAATTGGATTACATCTACTAAAGGCACAGGCGATTGGGAAGAATACAAGTGCGTAATTACTTGTGATGCTGACGGTGATGGTGAATTAGATACCGTTGGCAACTTTGCTTTAATCCCCACTCAGACGGTCAAAGGTGATAGTAGCTTGTCAATCAAATTGGAAATAATCACCATTTCTTCATCCGGCATTAAGAAAACCATGCAGATATATCAGTCTGTAGAATGGCAAGTGGCTACGGCTACTTTATACGATGTAGCTTCATCGGAAAAGGCTGTTACTACGATTGATAAAAATGGCATCTATACCGGCACTCTATCAGCTGAACAAATCGTATCAGGCACAATTGATGCTAAGTTCATCAACACTGAAGATATGGTGGCACAGAATGTTTTGGTGGGTGATTCTGAGGGGCAACACGTTAGCATAGACCCGACCGAAAAAGCCATCAAGATTTACGACAGTGAAAACCGCCTTTGCTCTACCTTCGATGGTAGTTATCACGATGATGATTTGTCAGACCTTATCGGCACACGTGATTCAGGTGATATTGAGATAAACAATGCGAGCCATGAAGCTATTAGCGTTGCAGCTGTATCAGGTGAACTTTCATCTACGAAATCCACCACAGGCACAGTTGAGCTTGGTGAAATTTATACTCCAACTTCAACTGAAATAACGCTTAATCAAGGCTATATTTATTTATATGCTCATGCGGCAAGCAACAGTAAAACAATAATCAGCACCACAGGCGCAATCAATGGTAACAACAACACACTGGTTGGCGGCAGTACGGTTGTAACCACAACCCACTCAGCTTCAGCGACAATAAAGATTACGATAGCGACATATTCAGATGCAGGTCATAAGAAATTACTCAACACTAAGACAATATACGAGCAAGGCGTTTCAGCTTCGGCAGGTGAAACAAACAGTAACACCTATTCAGTTGCTGACAACACCATTAAGGCCGATTCAGGCGGCTATCATGTAATCAAATTGTCCTACTCAGTTGCGTCAGTATCTTCAGGTGATACCGCTTCATTGTCTTGGGGTTATAATGACACAACTGAGATACCCATCACAGCTTCTTATAATACAGACACATACACCACTTGTTTCTTTGCCAACGGTTTTGTTCTCGGCACACGTAATGACAACTACGTAATGGCAAGAAGAACATCCAATGGCATGACTTTCATGATGGAGAATAATGGCTATGGCTTTAGCTTCTCCGCTGACGGCATTAAGTACAAGAACAAGAATGGTGATTGGAAATATCTCGAATAACTAACACAAATATTATGGAACATTTCAGTACAAGCATTTTACAAGACTATCAAGTTACTATCTCAGGTGACATTGAGGCTATACAAAGTATCCTAAATGATAGCCAAACCATTTCAAAAGGTGCTTATACCGATTGATACATAATCTAATACTATAAACACACGCATTTCACCCGGTAGTTATTTATTAACTCTGGGTGAAATCATATTAACACTATTCTAATGAGCAGTGACATAGCACTAAAATTAGCTACGTTTGATTTGGCTCTTTCATCAAAAAACAAGTACACACTCAGAGATTTTAAATGGGTTGATAACACCGATGAAAAGTATATCTACGGTGAAGTAACCATCTCAGGCGTGACTTACAAGGAGTTGCGGAGCAATGGGTTTTATATCCATATCCCCTACACTCCTTATTTCAAGGGTGTTAGGCTGAAAGTGACGTTTAAATCGGGCGGTATATCTCACTATGTACCACGCCCACCCCTGCTTGATGGAGATTCTGATGAGTGGTTTGACGTTACTCTCAAAGGTAGCAGTATCAAGGCTTCAGAACTTATAGCGTTGGCAGAGTCAGGTGATTATTACTTGCGATTTACTGATGATATGCAAGAATTGGAGCTTTACAATGCCGAAATAAACGATGTGGAGATAATCGACCCTATCAACCAGAACGCTGCCCTATTGTTGGAGTGCGTTCCGGGTAACTACTATCGCTACCCTTCTGCCGGTGTAGGACTTGTGCGCTGGGTAAATTGCAGCGGTAATACAAATGATTTGGTTGACGTGCTTACAAGCGAGTTTGAAGCCGATGGAGTGTCTATCGCTTCAGCTAATATGGATTTAGATACAAACAACTTAGACATACAGCTAAATGGCTAAAACATATACTGTGCGTAAAGGTCAAAATATCTTCGATGTGGCGTTGCATATCTACGGCTCAATTGAAGGTGTGTTTGACCTATTATCATCCAACGAAGAACTTGGATATGATACGGAATTAACAGCAGGAACGAAACTGACATACAACGAGGGATATGTAATAAGCAGTACGGTACTTGATAAACTGTCTGATGAAGGTTTAAGACCTGTCAACGGTGAACGTGGCGTGTATTTTAAAAGCACTACAGAACGTTTATGTGCTTTTGGTCATGTTGGCGATGTTGACTCAGTATCATTCAGGGCGCAAGGTGCAGGCTATATTATCGTTGATTGGGGTGATAATACAGATTTGGAAGTCATCAAGTTAGCAACTAAGGGTAAGACCACGGAACACGTGTTTGATGACGAGCTTTCATCGCATATCATTAAAATCTATGGCAACACCTTTGGCTTTCATTTATTTGATACCACCAACCTTTGCGATAGTCTATATTTAACGGCTCCCATTGTTGCGTATTCTTACATCACTAACTCCACCGCCCCGATTATGGATAGCCTATTCTTATTCAATGAAACTACAAATCTCGACCTGCAAGGTTGTAAGATTTCAGACCTGTCATCGGTCATCTCACTCGACCAATTGCAGACCCTGAATCTTCAAGATGCGAGATTTGCAAGTGTCAGTGTTATAGATGATTACTTGGCGGAGCTGTACAAGGTGTGTGCTTCCAGAATAGGCTGTAAGGTCTATCTTACAACACCACCTTCTAAAACAGGCTTGGCAATTATCAATAAGATTATTACAGACCCGGTAGGCAAAGAACGCGGCTGGGAATTTTATATTAACGATACAGTACTGAAATAATGAGCAGAACGATTAGAGAAATCTATGAGGACATCGTAACCAGCCGTAATACGTTCTTAAATACAGCTGAGTACGTTGAAACTCCGGTAGATGCTTCAAGTATTACCTCCAAGATGTCAGTGCTTAACGCCTTGTCTTGGGTAACGGCAGCTTGTATTAACGCCTTTGAAACGCTGTTAGATGTGTTTAAAGTTGATATTGTGAATGACTTGCAAGGGCGAGTGAACGGTACTCCGGCTTATTATGCCAATGCCCTTCTTAAATATCAATCAGGCGATACATTGGTGGTAGATGAAGAAAAAGCCACATTCAGCTATGCCGAAGTCAATGAAACCAAGCGCGTAGTCACTAAGGCAGCTTATGCCGAAATTGAAGAAACCGGCTTTCATGATAGACAATTGATTTTGAAGGCTGCAACAGGTTCGGCAGGTAACTATCAGGCTATTGATGCAAGTGAGCTTACCCAAATCAATAGCTACATTAAACAAATTGCTTTTGCCGGAACCCATGTTGAGGTAATCAGTCTTGAAGGGGATATACTTGTTCCTCGTCTGACGGTATATTATGATGGTTTGATTAATTCAACCGAGCTGATGGATAACATTCGTACAGCTTTAGATGAGTTCATTAAGAACCTCGACTTTAACAGTTGGATTTACTATCAGCATATCATCGACACCATTCAGGCGGTTGACCACGTTGTTGATGTTGACGCAAGCAAAGATGGTCAAGGTATCTTTATTAGATTGCGTGGCGATAACGGTACATTGGGCGAAGAACAAGCAATTGCAAGACGTTTTATCCCCAACTCAGGCTACATCAAAGAAAGCGATGATAGTTCCGTTACTAAGAAGTGGAACGAAACAATTGTATTGGAAGTTGAAACTGACAATTAATGAGATACAGTATTAACTTTGAAAAGCTAATTAATCGACTTCTGCCGCATTTCCTTTGCGGTAGGAAGTTGATTTTAGTTATACGCTCATTGGTAGAGCCGTTACAATCACTGAATGATGAATGGTGTGAATGGGCGCGAGAAAAGCGCATAGAAACACGCATGACATCTCAGGTGATACTTTTTGAGTGGTATTTGAACCGCAAGTTTAGCAAGTATTTTTTAGATCCACAAACATCAATCACAATTGATAACGGTGAATCTCAGGGTACGGCTTTTTACTTTCAATCGCAAGAAAACGATTCTGATGAAGCTGTTAATCCAACCTTACGGCTTGAAACTGAAGTAACCAACTCAGGAATAACAGAATCAGCTATACTTTTTACACAAGCCGAAAACACCACACTCGGTTTCAGCTTTGTTGTGAATGTGCCGGCAATCAACACTGCCGCTATCAAGCAGGAAGTATTCTTATACTCACTGAAGTATTACATCGACAAATATAAAATCACCAATAAAACTTACAAAATAATTATAACTGAATGAAGGAATTTACTTCTCAGACAGGTGGTAGATACACCTACATTGACGATATAATCAACCTTCAGGAATTGGCTCTTGCTATCAACAACATCTTTGCGGATTGCGATAACTTCGTGGTTTCAGGCTGTTCGGTTAGCGGTAGTACAATTGCAAGCGGCTATGTATATCTCAATGGCAAAATCAGGCGTTTCGATGGAGCGACAAACGTTAAGTTCCCTTGCTATATTTATGAGAACGACACCAACGAATCGCTGAAGTATGCTGATGGAAACACTAAGGTTGGTCGTGTCAACTATGGCTGTGCTGCTTCAAGTACGCTCCCAAGCAACAAACAATATATCAGCGTAACATCAACCGGAGCGGTAGGTATCAAAGAAGCCTTCTTCGGAAAATACGCCCTACTCCTATCAAGCAACGGAGCTTCAAGTCAGATTGGCAACGAAGTGACATTTACCAACAATGTTACCTTCAGCAGTCCGATTATTTTGGATGATGCGGTTAAATTTGGCTCTGCGACATCTAATAACTCAATCTCATACTCAAACAACGTTCTAACCGTTCAATCTCAGACTGACGATAAAATCTACAAGATGGAAATATCTGACAACGGTTTTATCTTTGGTGTGAATAGTAACACTATCATGCAGGTTGAAGGCGAGAGTGTGGTCGTAAGTATGCCGGCTCAATTCGGTACAGCCACCATAGGCGATATTACAATTTCAAGTGACTGTATCATCAACAATAGTTCAGCTTTAGACACCGGTACTATCAATATTAACTTAGGCGAAACCACTTCAGCTTATTATCGTAATACTGTCATTGGTAGCGGTAAAGGCACTGCCTTATTGAATGTTGTAGGTAAGACCGGAGCAATTACAGCTAATGGTGAGTTGGTAGCAGCTAAGACCGGTAAGAATGGCTTGACAGTTAAGAATGGTTCATATACTTGCGCTAATGCCGCCTTACTTGCATCTATCGCATGGAAAGACCGCAATGACCAAGTGTTTGGCACGATTGGTTATATTACCGATAGCGATAAGGCGTTCATCGTTCAGAACACAGTTGGAGATTTACGCTTCCAAGCTAACGGTATTGCTGACTTTGCTTGTGACATCAAGGAAAACGGAGAACTACTGTCAACCAAATACACCACCAGCACTACATTTGAAGCTGAGAAGGAAGCCGTAGACGCGCATTTTACTAAGTTGGAGAAGGAAATGTTCACCCTTGTAGATTGGACCACATTAGGTAATACAGGAGTGAAAGTTAAGCAGATGGGTTCTGTCGTTAATATCGTTGGTGTTATCACATCCGGATTAGCTGATGGCTTAACTTTACCCGAAACAATAGCTGCACCCACCGAAACAATAGCATGGGTGGCCCCTGCAAGCGGAACGGTATCTTTAGGCACATCATCAAATGGCATAATTACCGGTAATCAAGTAATAGGCTCAGGATTGGTAGCATCCGGCATCCAATGGAAAATAGAAGCAGGTAGCCGTACACTTGAAATACTATACAACCCTTACGTAACTTACGAAGCTATTTATATTAACGTAACATACATGGTATAATAATGAAAATTCACAAAGCACCGCGTAACGCGCAAAGTATGCGTTTAGCCGAATTAGAAGCCGCTAAACGCGCAGTATTAGAAGTAGAAGCTCAACAAAAAATAGAAGCCGATGACGTTAGAGGAAATGCTGGAGCAACCGAGGAAGCCAAAGAAAATCAAGAGGAAAAGGGGCAGACCGAGGAAGCCAAAGAAACGACCGAGGAAGCCAGGAGCAAAACTAAAGCAAGTAAAGTTCGAGCAAACTAAAGTTGGGCATTTTCTAAAATATGAAGCACCGCTGGAATACAACCTGATTGTAGAAGCCAGCGGTGCTTTTGCCCCTACCCCTGAACTGATTGAAGGTATAGGCTATATGTCGCTATCTCCATTATTCAAGAAACCCAAGTTCCGTAAAGCATTGATTTTATATAGGGAAACAGGTTTAACTCCGGGTTTTGCTAAGAGAGCGAAACCGGTAACAATGACTACTAAATTATATTATGACAAAATCAGAAGGGCGCATCAACATTAAAATTGTAAAAATATAATGATTTTTTGCATTTTATATACCACGTTGTCCCAGTTTTTGTTGTGATATTTGTGACAATATAGACACACTTAGAAAGTGGCTATCATAGCTAAAATTCAACTTAATATTTCAACAATCCAATGAAGGATTTTACCATTACTGTAAAAAAGCTCACGGATGCTGACCTTATGCGAGAAGCGTGTGAAATGACATTTATAGGAAAAAGTGGTCAATCACTGCTATCTATGTATAAATCAGAACATAGTCCGTGCCGCACTCAGCTATTTTGGATTACACTCCATAACATTCCGTTGTTTGTATCAACTCACATCCTCCGTCACCACGTTGGCTTGGTTCCATTCCAACTTACTTGCCGTGATGACCGTAAAGGTGGCAACCCCGGCTTAATCTTCAAAGCTGAGGAAATGAAGGAACAGTTACGCGCTCTATCTGATGACATTGCTAACAATCGTATGGGGGATTGTCAGGAAACGATAGGTAGCATGATTAACGAGATGTCATGGATGCAAGAAAATACCGACCGTTACACACCTGTTAATCTTGGCCTATGTATCAACGCTCAAAGCCTGATTGATATGGCAAAGCTGAGATTATGTCAACAAGCGCATTGGCAAACGGTTACAGTATTTAAAGCACTGAAAGCTAAGATTGCTGAAGTAGACCCCGATTTAGCTACATTGATGGTTCCTAAATGTGTTTATCGAAATGGTCTATGTGGTGAGCCGCGTTGTTGTGGCTATAATACTTCAGAAATTTTCAAAAAAACACTGAAAGAATACTTATCCAACTTCACCAATAAACAAAAAGGAGCAATCCAATGATTATGATTACCAAACGTGATGGTCGTGTCGTTGAGTTCGAAAAGGAGCGAGTTCAACAAGCCATCATTAAAGCGATGCAGTCCGTTAAGATTGAAACGGAAGCGTCTAAGAAAACTGCTGAACAAATTGCATCGAATGTTCAAGCGCAAATAGCCAAAGATGCGCGTAACATCACGGTCGAAAAGATACAAGACCTTGTGGAGAAAGAACTGATGGTGAGCAATTACCCCTCAGTTGCCAAAGCATATATCTTGTATCGTGACACTCGTAACAAGGTACGTAATTCTAAGAGCGACCAAATTATTAACGATATTGTTTGCGCTAAGAAGAACGATGTCACCAGAGAGAACGCCAACATGAACGCTGATACCCCTGCCGGTATGATGATGAAAATCGCAAGTGAGCGCAGTAAGGAGTTTGGCTTCAATTACCTTCTCTCAAAAGAAGCTGCTGAGGCGGTTGAAGATAATATCTTGCACGTACACGATTTTGATTACTATCCTACAAAATCGCTGACCTGCCTTCAACATCCCATCAACAAGATTCTTTCAGGTGGCTTTCAAGCAGGTCACGGTGAATCTCGACCGGCAAAACGTATTGAAACAGCCAGCATACTTGGTTGCATTTCGATGGAAACAGTTCAAAATGAGATGCACGGTGGTCAAGCTATCCCTGCTTTCGATTTTTACATGGCTCCTTATGTTCGCAGCACATTTGTTGAGGAACTGAAGAAGATAGAAGCATTGCAAGGTATTGACCTTTCAAGCTATTACGATGCTAAGGTCGATGATTTTATTACCTTAGAGCTTGAAGGAGCAGGTGAACAAAGAATGGTACAACACGCTATTAACGAAACTGTTAAGCGAGTTCATCAAGCTATGGAAGCCTTTATTCACAATTTAAATACCATTCATTCTCGTGGTGGCAATCAAGTTGTATTTAGCTCAATCAACTATGGCACAGACACTTCAGCGGAAGGTCGTTGTATAATACGTGAGCTCTTAAAAACTACTCAACGTGGTGTGGGTAACGGTTCAACCGCAATCTTCCCCATTCAGATTTGGAAGAAGAAACGCGGTGTAAACTTCTTGCCGGGTGATCCCAACTACGACCTTTATTCGTTGGCTTGCGAAGTAACTGCTAAACGTTTCTTCCCCAACTTCATTAACCTCGATGCTACTTTCAATCAGCATGAGAAATGGAGAGCTGATGACCCTGAGCGTTATATATATGAAGCCGCAACTATGGGTTGCCGCACTCGCGTATTCGAAAACGTAAACGGTGAGAAAACCTCAGTAGGTCGTGGTAATCTCAGCTTCTCAACCATTAATCTCCCCGGATTGGCAATGAGCTGCATGGATATTAACGACCAAGAAGAACGCATTGCAGAGTTTTATAAGAAACTCGATGAGGCTCTTGACATCATGGCACGACAACTATACGACCGTTACAAATTCCAGTGTACAGCCGAAGCAAAGCAATTCCCCTTGCTTATGTCAGGTTTATGGGTTAATTCAGAAAATCTCAAACCAACCGATTCTGTGGAGTCGGTATTAAACCAAGGCACATTAGGCTTAGGTTTCATTGGCTTGGCTGAGTGTTTGATTGCTTTAACAGGTCATCATCATGGTCAAGACGAGGATTCTCAAAAATTAGGTTTGGCTATCGTTACTCGCATGAAGAATAAAGCTGCTGTATTAACGAGCCATTATAAACTTAACTTCTCAGTTCTCGCAACACCGGCAGAAGGCTTGTCAGGTAAGTTTACCAAGCGTGATAAACTCAAATATGGCATTATTCGCGGTATTACTGATAAAGACTACTACACAAACTCTAATCACGTGCCTGTCGCTTATAAATGTAGCGCAGCACATAAGGCAGAAGTTGAAGGTCCGTATCATGAACTTACTCGCGGTGGTCATATCTTCTATGTTGAACTTGATGGCGATGCAACTCACAATGTAGAAGCTATCATGGATATTGTAACCCTGATGGATAAGTATAACATTGGTTATGGCTCAGTTAATCATAATCGTAACCGTTGTTTGGATTGTGGGTATGAAGATGCTACCAAAAACTTAAAGGTTTGCCCTAAATGTGGTAGCGAGAACATTGACAGATTGCAGCGCATTACAGGCTATCTCGTAGGTACAACTGACCGATGGAATAGCGGTAAGATTGCAGAACTTAACGATAGAGTTACACACGACTAAGTATGTATCTATCAGTTGCTAAGATTGTAAGCTCAACCTCGGTAGATGGGGTTGGGCTTCGCAACTCTTTATACGTTTCAGGTTGCCCGATACATTGCGAAGGGTGTCATAACTCTAAGTTTTGGGATATTCAATCAGGCACACAGATGAGTGTTGAAGAAGTCTGCAATAAGCTGAATGAGGATGAGTTCAATATCTCTATTTTAGGTGGTGAACCGTTAATGCAATATGAAGAAATCCTCGCCTTATGTAAGATGATTAAGACACGTTATCCCCACAAAACAATCTGGATGTGGTCAGGATATGGTTTAAGCCTCATTAGAGAACGTTACACGGAGATTTTACGTTATATTGACACATTGGTTGACGGACCATTCATCAAAGCGTTGGCAAGCTCAGAATTGCTCTGGCGCGGTTCATCAAATCAACGAGTAATAGACAAAGCACAATTTTTCTCTGAAGCGATTTGTTGATTTAATAAGAGCAATGGATTGCAAATAAACTTCCACCCTGAGATTTAAAAATATCGGTGGTATCGACTTTATATATGCAAATTTAAATTCATGGAAGAAATTTAGCATGAAATTGTGTCGTAACAACATTGTTACATAAGCACTTACGAAATTAACACATAATCATTCAGAAATTTTTAATAATTTTAATCAACCAAATCATTAACTTTTTAGTATCTTTGCTACAAAATCATAGAGATGATTAAAAAGAAAGGAACCTTCACGGTCCACGAAGAAGGTTCTGACATTGATGAGTTATTAGATTCTGTGGACACATTGCCGAATGGTACGTATAACTACTTACTGTACGACAATAAAAAGAATCGCTCTTTACCTCAATTGAAGTATCTATTTGGTGTAGTTCTGAAAACCATCTCAGATGAACTTCCGAACCGCCCACCGGTAGACGCTCTTTACAGGTATTTTGAGGAACAATTTGCTCCTGTTCATACCTGCGAAGTATCTGGTCATCGTTTTGATTACCGTGACCTTAAAAACGAAAAATCAATTGAGATGAATGATGTTATAACTAAGGTCATTCATCACGCAGAACAGCATTGGGGCATTAAGGTGCCTGATTCGGACATCATTAAATCGCCCAGCGCACAGGAGTTATACATTGGCGCGTATGCTGAAATGTGGAGAAACTATCTTGACACTTAAATTATAACTCATTCAGATTATGTCAATTGAAGAATCCTCGATGTCAATGCTTGACATCCTCATGGCATCGCAGCAGACCCATGATGAAGCAAAAAAGAAAGCTGCCTCAGAAACATCTACCCAGACTAACTACTTCAGAATGGATAAAGATGGCAAATACCTTCTTCGCGTATTGCCTCTTGTTCCGGTGATTGACGCTGATGGTAAGCCTGTCCTGCCTATGGAACGCACCGGCTATGAATACCCCATCCGCGAACAGTTGCTTAAAATTGACACAGGTAAGGTAGACAGCAAAGGTAAAGATGTGTTCGCCTATGTCAATGTTATTCACACTGCACTTGTATTCAACAACCTTACAGCAGACCCGATTGACAAGTACGTTCAACTTGTTAATCAACTCCACTCTGACGATACTAAGCTCTGTAAAACGCTTGCCGGAAGCTCATACAACAATGGCATCCGTTACGATTACAAGCACTCAATGTATGTCCTGAACCTCGAAGATTTATCTAAGGGTATTCAGGTAATGCAAATTTCACATCCTCAGTATAAGGAGCTTGAAGCTGTAAAACTTGACCTTTGGAGCAAACTCAGTTCTAAAGCTAAAGGTAAACAAGTGTTCTGTCCGCTTTCATCAATCCAAGATGCTTATACCCTTGAAGTTACTCGCGGAACAGAAGGTGGCAAGACAACCTATCGTTATAGTATTGACGTAATTGGCGATACCCAACCCCTCGACCAAAAGACCATACAAGCGTTGTTCGATGCGCCCAGACTTCCTGAATTGCAATATCGCTACACTCGCCGTATGCTTGAAGGTACAATCGTATTCCTCAAACAAATGGATGCACGTCATGGCATTAACATCATGGCAGAGCAAGAGATGATTGACTGTTTGGATCAAGTTAAAATGAACTTGCCGGCAGATGACCAATCACACTTCAGCATTGACGTTAACAGCGATGATGAAGCAGCAAACCAAAGCGATACTTTCGAACAGATTTACGCTCAATGGCTGAAAATGGAGGCTGATGGAGTTGATGACCGCAGCGATGAAGGCAACGAGTTCCGCACTCGCCTCAGAACTTTCGTAGATGACAACGACATCGACATCCACATCAAACGTCAGATGACTAACGGTGAAGCAGTACAAGCTATTGCTGACATCTTAGGCTTTGACAGTGATGCAAACGCTCCGGCTGCACAAGCTGATGATGACGATGACCCTCGCAACAGCCGTAACGATGATACCAACGAGCCGGCTGTACGTGTTCGCCCAACTCACCCCAGAACACGATAAATCCGCTTAATCAACTTTATATCAACCAATGTATTAGGGTGTGTGTAACAGCACACCCGAAGTACATTTTTATACTTATGACAAAAACAGTAAAAAGACCTATATTCTTACTACTCAATGATATACACGTAAGTAAGAATGATATTAAGGCGTTTTGTGATAACTGGGATGAGGCATTGACGGTGGCTCACTTTCACGATATTAGCAAGATTATTATCGGTGGTGATTTATGGGAATCTCGTTCAGGCCAAACACTATCTACATTGTCTGCTGTTCGTGACGCTTTAATGCAAGCGAAGCAAGAAGGTATTGATGTGTATATAGCAGAAGGGAATCACTGTAAAGTGGACCAAGAAGCAACTATCGGTTATAGTCATATCTTCAGTGAATATCCCGGTGTTACCGTTGTTGATGAAGCTCTCATGCTTACTCATGTTGATAATGTCGCTCTTACTGTTATGAGTTATTTCCCTGAGAACGGCAGTTTTGTTGAGCGTTATGAAAGCATTGCTAAAGAGATTGACCCTAATTGCTATAACATTCTCTACATTCACCAAGGCATTAACGGAGCATTATCTACAAGCAGTGATTCAGAATTACCTGCTACAATGTTTAAGGCTTTCGATAAGGTGCTTGTAGGCCATTATCACGACCGCTGTAAAATCCCCGGAACCAATGTAGAATATATCGGAGCATCACGTCAGCACAACTTTGGCGAAGATGAGATGAAAGGCTACACCATTGTTTATAGTGATGGTAGTACCCAATTCATTCAGAACGAAGTAAACCAACGATACTTAGTAATTACCGTTCAAGCCAATCAACTTGATACATTACCCACCCTCACTGAAAGCAATGTAAAAGTAAAGCTGAAAGTAGAATGTGCGCCTGAAGAAGCTAAGAGTATTAACCGCAATGCTTTAATTAATGCCGGTTATGCCAAAGTTGAAATTGCGTCTAAAGAAGTAATGTTAACACAATCAGCTGATGGTACCGGGTCATTTGATTCCAAGTTCGATATTGCAGGAATCAAAGAAGAATACAAAAGTTTCTGCACTCAAAAAGAAATCGACAACGTTCAATTAGGCTTAAATTACCTCAACAAAATCAATTAAGCTATGTGGCAATTAAAAAACATCTACGCTAAAAATGTCTGCGTATTAGAAGAACTTAATTATACCCCGAAACAAGGCTGCACCACCCTTATTTTCGGTTATAATGCCGACAATGAATCTCAACAATCTAACGGCTCAGGCAAATCAGCTTTAATAGAAGCTATTGCAATTGGTCTGACCGGTGAACCTTTACGCCCCATAACCAAGTTAGAAGAAATTATCAATGACGAACATGATGAAGCTACAATCCGATTAACATTGGATAATCAGGCTAATAACAAGTCTATGATAATTAAACGTGTCATTAGTCGCAACGCTTCACAAGCTATCACAGTATCATTCAGAGATTTAAATTCTAATGGCGAATATGTGGCTGAAGTGCAAGCCAATGTAAATGAATATAATAGATTTATTCTCGACACAATTGGTATCAGCAAGGATGATATGTTCTCTAATTTCATTCTATCAAAGCACAAGTATAAATCATTCCTGACTTGTTCGGACAGAGAGAAGAAAGAACTTATCAATCGTTTCAGTAATGGTGTGTTGGTTGATGAGTCTATTGAATATCTTGGAAAGGATATTGCCGCACTTGAAGCTGACTTACACAACAAAGAGATTACAGTATCTTACGACCAAGGTCAACTGTCAGCTATTAATAGCCAGATAGAAAGCCTTGAAAATAGCGCACCTGAAAGAGAAGCCGCTAAACTTCAGACTATCGAAAAGACCAAACAGGCTATTGAACGTGCATTAGAAGATATTGCCAATCATAAAAAAGAAATTGAAACGTGTAACAATCTTATTAATGAGGTTGAAGAAGCTGACAAGGAGTTACAATCACTTCAGAATAGTTCACAAAATATTTTCACTGTGCATGGTTGCGTGATTAAGGTTCTTGAACCTATCAAGGGTGCAATATTAACAGATAGCTATTTGGTTAAAGCACAAAGAAGCAAAGATGAGTTTCTTGAAAAGGATAAAATAGCAAATCAATTAGAAGAAAAGCTGTTTACCCTCAAAAATGAAGCGAGTGCAGCAGAGATAGATGTTGATAAGGCAAACAAGTTGTTGGTTCAAGCTGAAGAAGTTAAAGAAAGCAAGTTAGCTTCTTTGCGCGTTGAATATACTGCAATTAAGCATCAACAAGCTGATATAGAACAAGATATAGCTCGTGAAAAGAAAAAACTAAGTGTATGTGAAGCAGCTTTGATGCAAGCTAAGACTAAGCTAATGAGCGCGATTGCTTGCCCGAAATGCTCTCACGCCTTTGTTGTATCTTCAGGACAATCGGTAGATGAGCTTAATGATATTGTAAGGGAACAAACTGAAGCCATTGCAACCATTAAGAAAGACATCGAAAATAAGACTATACAGGTAGAACAAAAAGAAACTCAACTAAAAGAGCTAATGGACTCTGTAGAAGTGGCACGAGCTGAATGTAACGCAATAGCTGATGCCTTACACAAATGCAAAGTTGCCAGCAGAGAAAAACAAATCGAATTACAAAACGTACAGTGGCAGGTGGATAACGCTGTTAAGTCAATGAATGACTTGGTAGATTCAATGCTTAAAATTAGAGAGCGTATGTTTGATGATGCTTTTGATAGTTTGGACTGTGTAATACGCGGTTATCGAAACACTATCAGACAACACGATGCTGAGATAACGGTGTTGGATAATATGATACCCACTTACTATGACACAATAGATAAGCTCGAAAAGCAGACAACCGATGACGCATTGATTGATGCTAAAAAGCGACAAAACAGACAAGAAATAAGTTTAAGCAGCCATCTCAAAGAATTACACAACATCGAAAACGAACTGAACGAGTTGAAGATGCAAGAGCGTAGGTTTGTTGACTTTAAGACGCACTTGGCTAATTCTAAGATTGATGCACTTTCACGAATTACTAACGACTTCCTTGAAAAGATTGGCAGCGACATTCGTGTGCGCTTTGCCGGTTTTACCCTACTTAAATCCGGCAAAATTAGAGATAAAATCTCGATTGGAATTATTCGTGACGGCATTGATTGTGGTTCGTTTGGCAAATTCTCCGAAGGTGAAAAGACACGAGTTAACTTAGCAAGTATCTTGGCTTTGCACACCCTCAGCAATCTCGATAGTGATAAGGGTAACGGTCTTGACTTGCTTGTTCTCGATGAAATCTTGGATGCAACTGATGAAAGTGGTTTGGCAAGTATGTTTGATGCGCTCAACTCCCTTCAAATTACATCGTTGGTTGTAAGTCATGGTCTTATACACGAGAACTATCCCCACAAATTAGTGGTGGTCAAACATAACAACATAGCTAATATAATTATTAATGAATCATGAAGTAAAAGAAAAAGTAACCAGAGAACAAGTTCTTAGCCTCGACATCGCCACACATTGCGGCTATCACTCAGTATATTCCAGTGGTACGTGGGATTTTACCGAGGCTAAACATCGAAACGACAATAAACAACACAAAGCCTTCCGCGACACATTAATCAACTACATACAAAAGTATGGCATCAAACAAATTGTCGCGGAAGATGTGAGTGCCGGCAACGCCATCGGCGGCTTTAAATCCTCAGTGAAACTTGCTGAATTTAGGGGAATCCTATTTGAAGTCTGTGACGAGCTAAACTTACCCGAACCTGCTTTTGTAAATCCCAAAACTGTCAAGAAATGGGCAACCGGTAGCGGCAATGCTGATAAAGATATGATGAAGCTGTTTTGTGTTAGACGTTGGGGAATTACCCCAATTGACGATAATGAAGCTGATGCAACACATATCTTCTATTACTACATCATCAAATACAACTTATAACCAATCTATCATCACAACAATATGAGTCAAAGTAGAAGGCTTAGGCGATTAAAAGAGAGGATTATCTCACAAAATTTCGCGGTACTTGGGGATTTGCTAATGGAATTTTACGCTTTCCTATCCAAGAAGCCACAACCATCTGATGAAGAAGTTCGGGTGGAATTTAATAAACGTAACAATACATGGAAAAGGTATTGTGAAGCTAAAGGTTTACCTGCGGCTGCATCTGATTTATTTGTTCAAGAGGTTGCAGCTTCATGGGAGAAGAAGAAACAAGCCAATCCAAGCGAAAGCGAAGTACGCTAACTGACGAAGAAACTCAAAGGCGTAATCAGCTATTCAACGAACTTATCAAGCCTAAATTTAGGATGATATACAAGTTGACTCGCCAATACACCAATGACTTCGCTGATGTAAAAGAGTTTTATTACTCAGTCCTCACGATATTGTATAAAGGTATCGAAACTTATGATCCGACAACAGATATTCGACCGTGGATTCACATTTGCACAAAACGTCATGTGTATAAGTTGAACCGTGAGCGATGGAAGCAAGAACAACGCAAGGACTTCGATTGTAATGTATCTGAGCAGGTGGCAGGTAGTTATGAACTTGATGACATCTCAGCTAATGCGATGACAATTGACAACTACCGTACAATGCTCAGTGATGATATTTTGATAGCTTTAGATGGACTCAAACCAATGTACCGAGATGCTTTTATCCTTCAGACAACAGGTTATTCACTGAAGGAAATAGCTGAAATTGAGTACGAGAAGGGCAATCTAAGTTCTCCTAATATCGACACAATTAAGAGTCGCTTGTTCCTTGCTCGACAACAGTTAAGAAACTCACTACATCGAAATGGAACAAGGAAGATTGCTAAAAAACACAGTTAAGTTGCTATCAATCCTTCAAGACAAGCTAAACTCCCCTCTTAAATTATCACAAGGGGGGAGTACCCAAAAAGCGTTGGCGGCTTTCAATACGAGGATGGCAAAAGAATATGGTGAACTGGGGGAAGAACGGTTAACCGACTTTATCATTTTTGCAGCATATAACAGGCGTAATAGCATACAACCTCAGCAAGCTAACGTGATTTTTGGTCCTACGGCTATATCTAAGTTCAGGGAACGAAAGCACCAACAGCGATATTATGAAGATTTGTGGCTTGAAGGCGGTGGTATTTCTCGCAGTTATTTACTCGACCAAATACGCGACCTTAGCCAACACCCACAAGCTCAATACATATACGTTGAAGCTGAGGAACCGACCAAACGCAGAATGTTGAACCAACGAGTAGGATATGTGCTGTGTCAGGAATCAACATTAGGTTGGAGTCCGCTTTCAGCAGCTTGTCATGAATGTAGTTATATCAATGACTGTAAACGCGAAACACAAAAAAATTATCCGGAATTATATAGATTAAGAAGCGAATATGGCACCGCTAAATAAATCAAATCCACTTCTCACGGAGGAATTTCTGGGGGATTTGTATTCGTCATGTCTTAATAATGAATACATCTTAGCGGTTATGACAGAACACCTTGATAAGTCCATGCTACCCAACAAGGATTATCAAGCACTTCACACTGCCATAACCGACTATTATAAGAAGAATAAAAAGATACCGCAAGAATCGGTAATCATGCAGTCTTTGGCATCATCACGTGCTGCACGTTCTTTGTTTGATGAGATATTGTCAGACTATAATAATGCGCTGCCAACCGCTGATGCAATGGCTCAGCTTGAAACGTATATCAAACAGGTCAAGTTTCAAAAAACGTATCAGGAGCTTATCGACTTATACAACCGTACAGGCGTAGATGCAGCGACAAAACGGTTGGTGGAGTATAGCGATTGGGTTAATAAGTTCTCTTTACAATCTGCTGAGTTTGTCGATATTACAGGTAACTTCACCCAGCGATATGTGCAAAACAAAGAAAAGCGTAACACTGAAGGACAAGCTAAAGAAGTTGTGCGTTTCTACATTGATGAGCTTGATATACGTAACCAATCACGTAATCTTCGCGGTCAGTTATCATGTTTTCTTGCACCCACCGGTGTTGGTAAATCTCACATCGCACGTTGGGTAGGTAAATGTGCGTGTCAAATGGATGGTCTTAACGTACTTCACTTTCAGCTTGAAGGTAGTGAAGCTGAAGTTATTGACGCATATTCAGCTTCATTGGCATCATGTAGCACCTATAAGTTTGAGAATGGCTTGTTGACCGACAAGGAATTACAGGAGATTGAGGAAGAACTTAAACAGGTATCAGGCAAGCTATATGTTAAGTCTTACCCTAAGTTCAATTCTCAGGTATCAACCAAAGATATTCATAAGGCGATTCAAGACTTTAAGCGCAAATACAAATTCGCACCCGATATTATCATTATCGACTCTATGGACTTGTTAACAGACGCTTCGGGTAAACATTACAGCGACCAAGGAGAACGCTTGAAACGTATTAGTGTGGCGAATGACCTGAAAGACTTAGCGAGTGATGAGAATGTTTGGATTGTCGTAACGTATCAATCAACCATCGAAAACCAAGAGTGGTTAAACGATGAAAAGAATGTACTGACAGCTTATAACACAGCGGAAGCCAAAGGTCTTGCTCGACCGCTTACCCATTTGATAACTCTTAACCAGTCATCACGCGAGGAAAAAGAAGGTACGATGCGGCTTCATGTGGCTAAGGCTCGATTCTTCAGGAAGGGTGAGGCTTTCAGAATTGCTACTGATTATGAGCATGAAAGGTTTTATGATAAGAAGCGAACAATGAATTTAGCGTTATGTAGTAGAAGCTGAGAGATGACAGTGGTTTAAGTTTTCTCAATTTTTCTCTCAAATTTCTCTCAAAAAATCACACCGGAGAGAATTTGAACAACCTATTCTGAGAGAAAGCATAAACCACATTCTCTCAGATAATGAAACGTAAACTAAACATTTTAATAGCGTGTGAGGAAAGTCAAGCGGTATGTATGGCATTTCGCAAACTGGGTCATATAGCCTTCAGTTGTGACTTACTTGATTGTAGTGGTGAACACCCAGAATGGCATTTTAACCACGATATTAATACCGTTTTGGATAAATCAAATCTCACACTTCAGAATGGACAAATAGCTGAGGTAGGTGGGGATTGGGATATTATGATAGCTCACCCCCCCTGTACGTACTTAGCCGGCAGTGGAGTTCGATGGTATTATCACCCTGATGACAAACACCTTCCGACTGAATGGCGCAGACCTCATCCTAAATTCCCCAACAGAGCGAAAGATAGAGAAGAAGCTGCTAACTTCTTTATGTCTTTGATAAACAGCGATGTAAAGCGTATTGCAGTAGAAAACCCGATTGGCATTATGAGTACACGCTATCGAAAGCCGGATATTAAAATCCATCCGTATATGTTTGGCGACCCATACAGCAAAAATACTTGCCTGTGGTTGAAGAACTTAAAGCCACTTCATCCCAGTAAAGAAACCGATGACCACGGTGAATATGTTGTATTTAAAAGTGGTAGCAAAATGGCCAAATGGTATCACGAAGCGTTCAGCAAGACAAGAACCCCTGAAGCTCGTAGACGATTGCGCAGTAAGACTTTTCCGGGTATCGCTCGTGCAATAGCTGAACAATGGACTATTCAGATAGCTCTCGAAGAAGGACTACTTGACGAAAAAGAATTGGAGATTTTAGGTGAGGGCTACCCCACCCTCGATATAAATGATAGCGAACAGCTTAAAGTCATTGAAGATAGAGAACAAAAACTAATAGAGTATTGGCTAAATAAAGGTATGTAATGTATTATGTATTATTCAAAAGACGAGCGCGAACACATTATCCAAGAGCTGATAATTGAGCTTCACGCCAACTATGATGGTGGTCGTAAAAATCTGCTTGTACCTGAGTGTCCTTATTGCGGTAAGGGCGGCTCAAAGTTCGGCATTTACATCGGTCCTGAAACCGGGCGTAAAAAGCCATTCATGTCGCACTGCTTTAAATGTGGTCACACAACAAAAGAACTACCTCAGCTGCTCAAAGATATTGGTAGACCTGATTTAATTGCTGAGGAAACAACACAGATTGCACCATTAGAAGTATCGTCTTTCTATTCGCTGAATAATGATGAGGAGATTGATGATGAACTTGTTATCGTCAATATGCCTGAAGGATGGAAACGCTGCTTTCAGGATAAGTATCTTAAATGTCGTGGCTTTGTTTATGATGATTATGACTATTTTCCGGTAGGTACGACACGAGGACTGAATTTTAAATACGATAACTATGTCTTATTTCCCATCATTGATTCAGGCGATATTGTAGGTTATATTGGCAGACACAAATGGACCAAAGATACTATTGATGAATATAATGATGAAGCAAGGCGCAAAGGCAGGTATGAAATCAGACGTTACAACAATAGCACTGAAAACGACTATGTTAAGCTGTTATACAACTACGATGCAGTAATAGAAGATGAAACTGATACAGTTATTCTGTGTGAAGGTATCTTTGATGTTATCGCCTTAACAAGAAAATTGAACCTCTACGATAATCACCGAATTGTACCTGTGGCAACCTTCGGCAAGAAAATCTCTCAGGCTCAAATCTTTAAACTACAATCCAAAGGAGTATCAACGATTGTAGTTGGATATGACTCCGATGCAACAGAAGCAATTAACCGTGTCGCAGCAGAACTATCAGAATATTTTGATGTATTAATAGCCAAAATTGATAGCGATGGTAAGGACTGGGATGAAATGGACTTCTGGGATATTTACGACACTTTCAGCACAAATCTGCAAACGCCAACAGAATTTAAATTAACAACGCTGTAAATGAATAAGTTAACCGAATGGCTCCGAAACAATAAAATCAAACACGCAGTAATCGATAAGGAATGTGTGTTGATTGATGGAGTCGGCAAGATGTTCTACCAGAACATGACCAAAATCAAATCAATTTTTAAACCCACCGAAACAGGTGAGATGGAGTTTAACCTTGTCGAAGATAGAGAAGCGCTTGAAGCAGAAGATATTCACTATGTTATCTTCAAGTTTGGAGATAATTATTATTACCACAACTTCAATTCAGAGTTTTCTCTCAATATCCTCAAATACATAGGTGAACGAGTGTCGACAGAGATTGACATACCGTATGTTAATCTTGGTGTACATACGCCTTACGAACTACTTAACGGTAGCTTTATGCCCAAACAATGGGTTACTAAGGCTAAATATCTTGGTCATGCAGCTCTTGGCGTGTGTGACCTTAACACGATGGCGAGTTTATTTGTGTTGCAAAAAGAATGTGCTTCAGCCAATATCAATCCTGTCTTTGGTTACAGTTTGGTTTTTACAGACGATGACGATAACAAAGTAGAAGCTAAAGTGTACGTGCAAACTCAAAAAGGTCTACGTAATCTGCTGAGAATCCAAAAGACAATAATGGTTGATAATCCGGATGATAAGACGTTGACAATAGACCAATTATTAAGTTATGCTGAAGGTAACGTGCTTGTGTTTGGCAAGAATACTGCTGAATGGATTAGCGGTCACATGGATTTAATTGATACTGAGTTTATTGACAAGTTTATTCACGTATTATACCAAGTGGACTTATCTGAATATAAAGCAGAACGTATTGACATTGTTACGCTGACAGCAACCAAACACTACTTTGATAACGTGTATAACTCAGGCTTGGTGCCACCGGTGCTTATTGGCGATTGCTACTATCTTGACAAGGATGATGCAAGAAACAAGATTATCCTGAACAAGATTGCTATCGGTGCTGCTCATCAACAATCCGAGGACCAATACTTTAAAGACATAGATGAGCATTATGCGTATTTCCTTCAGCTATTCGATGCCGATAAGTGGGATGTGTTAGGCATATTCCGTGAATGTTGCGCTAATACAATCGTGATTGCTGATGGTGCTAAGGCGAGATGGGAAACATCTCGTAACTATATGCCTAAGTACTACATGACCGAAGAAGAAGCCGCAAAATATAAGACAACTCACAATATGTTTAATCAGTTGTTGGAAGATGGTCTGCAACGCCTTGTTCCGGCTTCAGAGATTGACAAGTATCGTAAGCAGATGGAATATGAGAAGTACATCATAGAATCCACCGACAATATCGACTACTTGCTTGTACAATACGACACAGTTAACTGGTGTAAGCGTAACGGTATCTTAGTTGGTTGTGGTCGTGGCTCTGCTGCCGGTTCTCTATTGCTGTATCTGCTTGGCATTACGCTTGTAGATCCGATGAAATATGACCTGATTTTTGAACGTTTTCTACTTCCTGAACGCGCAGGGTTATATCCGGCAAATACAACGGTTGTATGTGGCAAAAAGCAAGCAATTGAATCAGTCAATGTCACTCTCGACAATAACCACATTCTCAGCCTTGATGTTAATGCTGAATTGGTTGTGAAACGTGAAGGCGAAGATGAACCAATTGAAGTTTATGCCGATGAATTACAACGAGGTGATTACATATTATTTGACAATAAGGATAAATTATTCACTATCAATGAAATCTGAAATCGTAATAACGCCTGAGATGCAACAAGCTATTGACATCATTCAATATAGCACAGACCATCTCTATCTTACAGGCAAAGCAGGAACCGGCAAAACAACTTTGCTTCGCCACATTCTCAGGACTGTTAAAAAGAACTTTGTTATAGCCGCCTCTACCGGTGTAGCCGCTATTAATGCCGGTGGTTGTACGCTTCATAGCCTATTATCAATTCCCTTCGGTGTTCTCGCCCCCGATGATGTGATTAAGAGAAATGTATCGCCTAACAAAATCAAAATGCTCCAGATGGTTGATACTATCATCATTGACGAGATTAGTATGGTACGCCCTGATGTACTTGATTATATCGACCGTAAGCTAAGGTTAATACTGAGCAACGAACAGCCTTTTGGCGGTATTCAAATTGTCATGATTGGTGACCTGTTCCAGCTCCCTCCTGTGGTTAAGAAAGAAGAATTGGTGGTCCTTCAGCACTATTATCGTGGTTCTTACTTTTTTCACGCGGAGGTGTGGCGTAAAACGGAGTTTAAGATTGTAGAACTTAATCAAGTCTTTCGCCAGTCTGATAGCAAGTTTGTGAACATTCTGAACCGCACAAGAGAATACCAATTGACAGATGATGATATTGAAGAATTAGAATGTTGCAGAAGTATTAAATCTGCCGATGACTTTGAGAATAAAGCGGTACATTTATGTGCGCGAAAATCAACAGTTCAAGAAATCAACAACAAGCTATTAGGAGAAGCAACCCATACATTTACAGCGACCTTAACCAATGACTTCAACCCCATGTCAGCACCTTGCGACCTTGAATTATCATTAAGACTTGGCGCACGTGTAATGATGACAGTTAATGACCCCCAAAAAAAATATTACAATGGCTCTCTTGGTGTAGTTGTTGGTCTATCGGATGACGGTATGGATGTGCGGCTTGATTCAGGTTTGTTGGCTTTCGTTACTCGGCACACTTGGACTGATATAGAATATGTCGAATGTGAAGGCAAGATTGTTAAAAAGGAGAAAGGCTCATGCACCCAATATCCGGTAACATTGGCTTGGGCAATCACAATCCACAAGAGCCAAGGTCTAACCTTTGACAACATTGTTATCCATACAAAGGGAATGTTTGCCCCCGGTCAAATGTATGTCGCACTAAGCCGTTGCACATCTCTCTCAGGTATCTCAACAGATGCTTTTATCTCTCCCAAACATATCTTTGCTGATAGAGAACTGCTTATGTTTGTAGATGCTTATCGAAACGCTAATTATGTATTTAATCGCGATGTATATCGCATGATGAGAAATGGAAATCAAGCACGTATCAATAATTAAAAATAGATGTCCTGTCGATGTGATTGATACTCGCATTGATAAAGGATATTTGCAAGGCGATTCAGGCTCACTCCCTGATGTTGATAACGACTTTCAGAGTGACCGCCGCCAAGAAGTTAAAGCCTATATGGAGCAACGTTACAACCATAACGGCAAACAACGTGTGTTCTCAGCAGGTACATTAACGACACTGAAGGTAAAAGCAGTGATTAAGGATGTGGCACGTACAATGCGTATTCCTGTATCACTTGTTAACTACATTACAGCCATCTTTGACAATGATGTGGTAACTTATACTGACATCTTCAAGTTGGCTGCAACTAATAAGAAAGTAGCCAAATTCGTTGAAACATATCCTCAGCTTTTTGAAGCTATCCGAACATTGCTCAATCAACCTCGTTCAAGTTCTATTCACGCTTCGGCATTGCTCGTTACGCCTGATACGCTTGATGGGGAAGATATGGAGTGCTTTGACTACACACCAATTAAGAAGATAGATGGTCAGTTGGTTTCAGAGTTTGATGGCTATGTACTTGACGAATGTGGGTTGCTGAAGAATGACTGTTTGGCTACTAAGGAGTTGTCTAAAATTCAGCAAACTCTCGAACTATGTAACGCTAACTACGGTACTAACTTGACGCTTGAAGCAATCGCCACCAGCCAACTTGATGAGCCAAAGGTTTATGAATTGCTGAGTGAAGGACATACGCAGAATGTATTCCAGCTATCATCACGCGGCATGACTAAGTTTATTACCGAAATGAAACCATCGTGTATAGCCGACATCATTGCAGCTAACGCATTGTTCAGACCGGCTACGCTCACCAACGGTTCAACCGATTCTTATATCGCCTGTAAGAACGGTTATAAAGCACCTGTATATCTTTGGGGTACGTATGATGCACTGAAAGACACCTATGGCTTAATTACATATCAGGAACAGGTCGTATTCATCGCTCGTCAAGTTGGTGGCTTTAGTTTGGGTGACGGTGTTAAGCTCGTGAAATTCATCTCAAAGAAAAAGACCGAGAAAATTCAGTCAATGCGAGATAAGTTTATGAAGGGTGCAAAAGAGAATGGTTGCCCAATGACAGATGCAGAAGCGATATGGGAGCAGATTGAGGCTTGTGGTTCTTATCTATTTAACAAGTCACACGCTACCGCATACGCTATCACATCTTATGTAGGTGCTTATCTGAAGGCTTTATTTCCAACTGCGTTCTATACCGTGGCACTTCAGTGGGCAGATGACGATGATATACCGGCAATCATGACTGAGATGGAACGCTGTTCGATTGCTAAAGTGGCAGCTCCCGACATAAATTATAGCCGTTCAAGATTCTATACCGACTTCAGTACAGATACAATCTTTTGGTCACTCACAGGCATTAAGCACGTGGGGTTAAAAGCGGTTGAATGGATTGTAGCTGAAAGAGATAAGAATGGACCTTATACCGGCATTACTAACTTCATTGAGCGCGTATTTAAATACAAGCTGAAGATGTATCAGTATTGGGATGACCCTGACAACGAAGAAGAAGCTACTAAATGTCCTGTCAACGCTCGTCATGTACTCAACATGATACTCTCAGGTTGTTTTGACAAAGTGGAGAACGCTCAATCGGTAGTAGAACGTTATGCAATTGTTATAAAAGCCGCTGAAGATTTAGGATTCAAGGTTAAAGAATCTGACTTCCCCGATGACCTTATCAGCAAGCATTATTGGTGGAGTCAGCAACAAATCAGATTATCAGGTATTGGTGCAATTGATTACAGGCGTATATATGATACCAACGAGATAAAAGACCGCCTTCGCGGTAAAGCATCTTATTTGTCATTAGCTGAGGTGGCTTATGACGAAAATGACGGTCGTAGAGCAATCGTATGTGCCACAATAGCCGACATGAAAGAAAAGCACTTTGTCAGCAGTAGAACAGGCAATGAGGAAACGTTTTGCTCGCTTGTACTTCAGCAAAATAACGATACCTGCGAATGTACAATCTGGCCTGAAGAATATGTTAAGTTTAAGGACTTGCTATCAACGGCTAAAGATAAAGTGATAATCTTCTCAGGTGTAGTTAAATATAGTGACTACACACACACCAATGTACTGTCATTTACTAAAACAACCCAAATAGCAATATTATAATGAAACCAAAACCAATTATCCTCGCAATCGTTGGTGCTTCAGGTAGTGGTAAAACAACACTATCGCTGCACCTTCAAGAGAACTACAACATCCCGGCTATATGTTCCTATACTACCAGACCTATGCGAGAAGGTGAAACTGATGGAGTTGAGCATAAATTTATGCCGGAGAATACCCAGCCACCTGAACCGGCAGAACGTCTTGCTTATACGTGTTTTGGCGGTTATCATTACTGGACAACACTGGAGCAAGTGGATAAGTACAGACTATGTACTTATGTGATTGACGAAAAAGGCTTGTTAGAGCTTATCTGTAATTGGTCACAACGCTATAAGATTATCGCAATCAAAGTTAATCGACCGGATAATGATGTTGATACACAACGTTTGGCGAGAGATAAAGACCGCGTAACCCTATCAGATGCTACGTATGATTTGGTCCTCGACAATAATGCTGAGTTGAACGTGTTTTTAAATGAGTCTGTTACGCACATCTCTAACCTAATCAAACATCTTGATAGCTATGGCACCAAAACAAGATAATCAACCACTGATGGCATTTGTGCTTGACTTTGAAACAGGAGGTTTAACGCCACAAACTTGCGCAATTACTCAGATTGCTATCCACGCGGTACGACTTGATAATTTTGAAGTTGTCGGCAAATATGTACGATATGTTTATCCTTATGCAAAGAAAGAGCTGAAAAGTGCAACTCCCAAACGCAAGGTATTACGCAGCAAATGGGATGATGAAGCGCAAGGTGAACAACTGATGGAGTACGGTCAAGTGGCGTTAGATTACTCAGCTATTACAATGTCAATGCTTTATGATAAAGGCGAACACATAGACAAAGTAGCTGAAGGCGCACTCCGGTTTATCAGTGATATGTCAACCAAAGTAAGCAAAGGTTCAAAACCATTCATCATAGGACAGAACATTGAGTTTGATAAGGGGTTCTTCTTGCAGATGCTTGAATATACCGGTCTTGTCGAACAGGCATCTAAATTGCTGAGAGGCATTAAAGACTTCTACGGATGCTGGCAGCCTACCGTACTTGATACAATTATTCTCGGTCAGCTTGCTCTCTGCCACAAGCCTGAAATCAGCTCGTACAAATTGGAGCTTATGTGCGAGCATTTGAGTATCGACCTTGATGACGCTCACGATGCAGATGCCGATGTTACTGCTACTGCCAATGTTGTTCAGGTACTATCTCAGCGTATGCGTAACTCAGGTGGGTTTGCTGATGCTGAAGCTCTAACACTCAACAAAGCAGAAAAATCACGTAAACACTTCAAGATATAATGGAAGAATTAACAGCACAATTTGACAACGTTCCTGAAGGCGAAGTTAAGTTTAAGGCGATTACTGACCGCCAAGCCTTCATTATTCACAATCCCGATATTGAAGCGAACTTGGTCGAAATCTCAGGATATGACCTTTCAATTCGATTCAATATGGAGTACCTAAAATCTCTCGAAGATGTGGAAGCTGCTCTTGATGGGTTAACAGAAATGTTCCGCAAAATCATTATGGATGAGTTGCTAAAGAACACACAAATAGACGCTAACACACCTAACAACCAGAATAATAAGTAACTATTCATATTTAAACCAAGCCTCGATTTAGATAGTCGAGGCTTTTTAAATATCTTATCATAATGTTAACTAAAGAAGAAAAACTGGTGTGCGAGCTTTACATCAATGGCGAGCCTCCGTATGTTGGTGATATTGTGGAATGTTATTCTAAGGTATTCAACGACAAATCGGAAATGGTTGCGCTACAAGCTCAAACATTCGTACAACGAACTGACATCAAGGACTACATCGAAGAACTTGAAACAGCCAACTTGATTGAAGCAAAACATCTTAAACGTTTCCTGACCAAAAACTTGGTGTCAATCGTGAAAGAAGCAAGTCATGCGACTTACTTTGATAGGAAAGGAAGGGTTCAAAGTCCTGCCGCTATGAGAAGCGTAGCAGTTAACGCAGCTAAAGCCTTAATGGATATGCACCCAATCAAAGAAGCGCAAATAAGTAAAATCTCTCTCGATTCAGGTGAAGGCGGCAGTGGTATTACGTTTAACGTGATTGTACCGTCAGCACCGGCAAAGACCACAAACAAAGATGATTGATAACATTATTGCTGCTATCATCGGTCTATTTGCCGGTAATGTAGCAATGTTTTTGTTTTTCCCTCAGATGCGAAAAACGAAGGTGCTTGAAAATGAAGCTAAACAATCTGAGGAATGGCGTAAACTATATGAAGAAACCCATGAAGAACTGAAACAGAGAACGCAAGCCTACGAAACAAAGATTGAACAACTGTATGAGGAAGTAACTCAGCATCGCGACACTAAAGCGCAATTGCGCCAAACTAATACGGAACTGGAGGTGGAAAATACTAAGCTCTGCCTACTTAAATGCGAACTTCCGAAATGCCCAAATCGAAAACCCCCAACAGGTTATTAATTTATGGAAACAGAAGAACTACAAGAATTACAAGAACTACCTAAACCACCCAAGGTTGTCACCATTATCCCTTCAGTCACTATATCTGAATGTAGATTAGAAGAATTGATTGGTAGACAAGGAGAAGTATTAGAAGCGCGTTACACCGATACAGGTGCGGTAAAAGGCTATTGGCTGTCATTGATTGGTGAACCGTTCCTCGGTGAACAAGAATGGTATATCCCTTATAACTCTATTATTGAATGAAATACTTTACAATCAAAGAATTAACCGCCAGTACAACGGCAACTAAGTACGGTATTGACAATACCCCTGACGCTGAAATCACCAAATGCTTAACCGCTTTGGTTGATAATATCCTTGACCCCCTGAGAGAAGCGTATGGCAGACCTATCACGATTAATAGTGGCTATCGTTGCGCTGCTCTCAACACTAAGGTAGGCGGCTCTAAGACATCTCAGCACATGATGGGTCAGGCAGCAGATATTTCTATCGGTTCGGTGGAAGGCAATAAGAAGCTATTTGAACTTATCCAAAAGCTGAACCTTCCGTTTGACCAGCTGATTGATGAATATGGCTACAAGTGGGTTCATGTTTCTTATGGACCGCGCAACCGTAAAAAGATAATTCATTACTAATGAACCGTAGAAATATTATCTCTCTACTTATCGGTGTTATCGCAGGTATCATCCTTCAGTGTTTTGTAGCGAATTTTGAAGCAAGCAACACTGAGATGAGCCTATGCGATACGATTCAGATTTACGATACGGTCATGGTAAATTACCCACGACCGATTGATAGCGTTGTGGTAACTCGCCAACTCGTAAAGGTGCCGATTGCAGACACAACTTTCGTTACAGTTGTAGAGAAAATCACCGATAGTGTTACGGTAGAATTGCCTATATCTCAGCTTCAGTATTCAGATGAAGATTATACGGCTTGGGTGAGTGGTTTTCAGGCTCGTTTAGACAGTATTTGCGTCTATCCTAAGCAAACTATCATCACGAAGAAAGAAGTCGTTAAAAAGACAAATAAATGGGGTTTAGGCGTACAGGTTGGCGTTGGTTACACTCCCAATCAGGTTTCCCCTTATGTTGGTGTGGGTGTAAGCTATAATATCCTTACTTGGTAATTTTATCTTTTATTGACAACCACCCAAAAATCCTCCAGCTATTCATTAATAAAAGAAATTATGGAACTACATATCAAAGAACGATTTTATTTAATGCGTATGCTTCCGCAGACAAATACGTTCATGGATTACAACCTAAAGAATGAAATCATTAAGAAGGCTGGAATAACCGAAGCAGATAAAGAAAAATTCAATATCCAACAGCAACCGGATATGATTACTTGGGATGTTGAATTGGATATGAAAAATCCGCTCGTTGTCGGGTTTACTAACCAAGAACTTCAGTTCATCCGTAAGGCAAGCGAAGCAATTGTTGATACTGCTTACCCTGACGATTTTTGGGCGTTTGTCGAGAAGATTTACAACACACAGGCAGAAGAATAAAAAAACATTACATACCTTCATAAATATACGTAGAAGCCACTCTCAAAAGGGGTGGCTTTCTTATGTGCATTTCAATCGCCTTTTAACATTTGAAATGCACAAAAACGTTAAAAACTGGGGTGGTGGCGTGACAGGCGAGCCAACTTCAGGTCAGATAAAATTCTTAACCCTTATTCACAAAGCAACGAAAAAAGTTAGCATTTATTTAACGCCAGTTCTCTAACCTTTGGCTTACCTTTGTACTACGGAATCATGAGAGGTTCTTTGATAGTTTTGTAATCTGGAGCAGTGAAATCTGTTTACTTGTGCATCAACTACACGAAAATGCACAAAAATGCACAAAACTTTGTCGTTAATTATTTGCATAATCCAATTATAATCAACAACTTAATAGCATATACAAATACAAATGGGTTCTAAACCTGTGACGTTGCAAATATATTACAATCGACACTTATATGCAAACTAATTGCATAAATTCTTTAGTTTAAGAATGCTGACTCCACTAAAATACGGGTATTTAGCTCGATTATATTCCAAAGTGTAACAATGCGTTGTGATTGTTACAAGACAATTAAGAATATGATTGGCAATTAAGTTTAGTTAGCTAATTGATAATATTTAGACGTTGATGTGTCGTGATAAATGTTCTAATGTGTAATAAACTGAAATTATGCAGTTATATGGAAACAAAATGAAGTGCTAAAACGTTTTATATATAGAAGTTTATTTCGTGATAACAGCTCCTACTATAAGACAACTATTATCTATGAATAGTTCCATACTGGTTAAGAGCCGGATTAATTTGGAGGATATACAATGAGGGTAGTGGCTATCATAATTAACTATAACGCCGCAGATGAGAGTCGGCGATGTGCCGAATTGCTACGCGAGCAGCAAGGCGTTAATCTTGAGGTGGTAATAGTGGATAATTATTCTGAGCATAACAATCGTGAGAGATTGATTGATTATTGCCGTGATACGAACACAATATTTGTCGCTACAAGCAAGAACAGAGGATTCAATGCCGGATGTAATGCCGGTTTGCGTTATGCAGAATCTGTAGAGGGTGATTATGCACTAATTTTGACTCCGGATATGGTAATTCGTGATAAAAATTATGTGGCTACCTTGGTCAATGAAATGCACAAGTCGGATGGTGTAGTAGCTGCCGGTGATATAGTTACGCCATCGGGAGTACATATGAATCCAATGCCGGAAGATGCTGGTTGGATGCGTCCTTTTGAATGGATTGCAGGTAAAGATAGCGCTGGCTGTGGAATGGATAGTTCGAAAAGTAGATATTGCACAAAGCTATCGCGTCAATGCTTTATTATCGATATGGATTTTATATTGGCGCAAGACATGTTTGATGAGAGTGTATTTCAATTTTGTGTTGAAGATATATTGTCAAAGCAGGTGGAAAAAGCAGGGAAGAAAATGTATTATGTATCGACAGCTAATGCGGTGTTTAATAACGTTTTGAATGAAGAATACTCAAGGGAATGTTTAGCTGATATCCGAACCTCCCGAATTTACTATATTCGGAAATATAGTGGATATAACGCATTGCGTAAGGCGGGTGTAATTTTATCAATAGCCATCGAAAATTTCGTAAAGCTGCTTAGACTGAAAATAAAAAATGCAAGCAGTTGA